GCGGCGAGCATGACCGCGTAAATCTTCTCCCAGTACATCTCTCCGTCACAGGCGTTCCACCACGCATCTTGGGCAGCTTGTCGCTGCGTATCGGTGAGCGTGAACGGCATCAGCTTCCAGCCTTCCGGCACCGATGTCCGAATTCGGACGTCGGGCTGCTCCAGTGCTGCGCGGAGGGTACTTTCCACGTCATCAAGCCAGTCCCCATCCACTCCCGGCATAGCAGGCAGAACGACCGTCTGAGGCACTGCATGGACCCAATCTCGAAGTGCTTGGTGGGCTTCAAGCGCCTGCTCCACCACGGAGCGCGGCAGGGTGATGTTGTCAGTCATTTCGTGTTCCTTCCTATTTCTGCCGCTACGCACACGATGGCGCGGCGGGTTGCTGCGTAGGGGTCGTTGTTACAGCTCTCCATTACGTTTACTCCGGAGTTACGAAACGTAATGGCATCAACCCTTGCGTGTGTCGCAGCCATAACCGGAATACTGATTCCCATATTCAACTTCACCGCCAGACGCAGCGCGTCGCCGTCGTTATGAAGTGGATTCCAAAACATATCGGGGCCGTTGTCAGTTGTTTCCAGCCAGTCACCGTCATGAAGAAAGCTTGGAATGCTACCTACGATGGTAAGCCCTGCTGCCTTTGCGGCCAGCTCCAGCAGTGTGCGGTCGCTCATTTTGTTTCTCCTTCGACCTTGGCGATGGCGTCGCGGGCCACGACTTGCGCGTCACCCGCAAAGTGAACATTTCTCGGGTCCGCTATGCGGCGCAGCGCCTCCAGCAGCTCGTTGCACCGCTCCTTGAGCGCCACGAGCTCGCCGATCTGCTCGGCGTTCTCGCGGGTCAGGTGGTCGATGGTGGCGCGGAAGTCCTCGTTCTCGGCGTGCTGACGGCGCAGTTCGGCGGCGGCTTGCAGGGTGGGTTCAAGATCACGTCGCAGACTGATGGATGTGAGTTTCTCTAGCTCATCAGCCAGCCGCATGGCTTCGGGTTGCCGCTTGCCGGCGCAATGGCCGAGGCACTCGGCCTCGGGGTAATTGCAGCCGCTGGCTGCGTGCGGGCAGGGTTTGGTCATGCCGTCCCCCACTTCGCCAGCCAGACGGCGATGGCCGATGCTGCGGACATCAGGCACGGCAGGAGGACGGCGTAGCCGGCCAAGGCGCGCGCCAGGTTGGCAGCAGCCCGGCGGCGCGCAGGGCAGCGCCGGCCTTGGGCGCAATCATGGTTACAGCAATTCATTACAGCTTCCCTCCAAGGTCGTAGTAGCGGTGCAGGACTTCAGCCGGTGTCGGTTCGACACCCATCTCGCGGCAGACGTAATCGCCGGTACGCTCAATTTGCACCAAGTCGGCGCTTGGGCCAAGAGCCTTCTTGCAGGCGCGCAGGTCGCGCTCGAAACGCTGGGCGGCAAGCTTGGCGTCCACTAGGTCAGCGGCAATCGCGCGCTCAACCTGTTCGTCGCTCCGGCCGTCGAGCAGGTAACTACCCCCGATGATCAGAGTGGCACCTGCGGCCAGCGCCCATGTGGTGAATCGGTCAAAGGTAATCATGCATAACCCCATGGATGAACGATGACTAGGTAGCCGAAGTCATCGATGACTGCAGGGCTGATGGTCTCGTCGTTTACCAGCGACCAATATGGGGTATCATGGTAGCGCATCCAGCTGCTGCGTGCGTTGTAGGCTAGGGTACTACCATACGGCATTTGATAGGTGATCATTCAAATCTCCTTGAATGCATCACGCTCGGCCGCGACGCTCTCTTCATGCAGCCAATCCATCTCACGCACAACGCTGTCGTGGCGTTTCCAGAGCTGCTGTTCGATAGGCTTGAGTTGTGACTCTAGGAAGTAGCCGGTTAAGTCAAAGCCGTTGCCGGCCAAGATCGACTCGATCCAGAGGACGCCGCAGTCGTCGTCGATTCCGTATTCGATAGATACCGGCATGCCGCCCTCGCCAATGTTGAGAACCTGATGGAACATCATTTGGTCTCCTTGTTGTACTCGTCCATTGCGACATCCATTCGTTTTGCCAGCGGGGAGCCGGCCGGGAGTCGATTGGCGCGCGGGCCGCTGGAGTGGTAGGTGCGTGCAGCGTCAGGCTCGTGCACAATGCAGATATTACCGGTGTCCATCATGTGGGGCACCCCATACGTTTCGGTCAGTCGCACTGGGTGTAACGTGCGACGGCGTGGGAGCAATTCGATTACTTGCATTTCATTTTCCTCTATGTACCTATCAATCACTGGGACGTTCCAGTGATTTTATTATAACACAACTTGTATTAGTGGTGCAATAATTAGTCGCATCGAGCGGGGTTAGGGTCGCACCCAGGTGCCAGTTGCCCGAAGTCATCAACCACTGCCCACTGGGAATTGGTGAATCGGTCGGCTCCGACAAGGACCATCCAGCGATGATGGCGGTGGGAGTACCACCACCCAGCAGCGTTGTTGGTGGCGGACAAACAGTCGATGTAGTAGGTGGTCATACCGCAACGCCTTTCTTGCGTGCTGCATTCTTCAATCGCATCACAGCCACCCCCATGTTGGGGGACTCTTTCCACACATCGTCACGCAGCCCGTAGCCGGCGGCCATCGAACGCAGGCGCACTGTATCCAGTTGCGGGGTGGTCGTGGTGGACTTCCGTGGGGTCTCCGAGCGCTTCATGGGTGTTGGTGAGGGCGTAGGTACCGGAGCGGCCTCTGCAACCTTCTCTGGGCGTTCTCCGACCATCACCCCGTTAGCGATCGAGACACCGGATTCGGTGGTGTAAGATGTACCGTTGTGCCGCGCATACTCGCCTTTGGCCCACCAGGGCACATAATTGGGATCGCCGGCCGGTGCCGGGAAATGGTCATCCAGTGGGGGGAATGTATTGCTGACCATCTTAACCTCCGATGAACTCGAAATTACGACAAGCGCAGTAGTACATCACTTTGTACTTGCCCCACCGGTGCCACGCATCCTCTATATTAGCTGCCACGCCGAGCGTAACAGGGGAGATTGCATGGTCGTGCAAAAAATCGGTATGTTGGATTACGCGAATCATTTCTGTTCTCCCATTTTGTCGATCAAGCGCTGGCGGGCGGCATACAACTGGTCGATCAGGTCCCCCTCCTCGCCGGTTATCAGCTTCCCAATCTTATACCTGGCCACCACTTTGGCCCCAGGCGTGTCGCCCGGCGTCCAGTCGAATGTGAACAGTCGGATTCCGGACAGCGGGTCAGTCACGCACCACCTGGAGCCGTCCCTCCAGTAGTGCAGGGCCAGATCCAGATAATGGGATTCAAGGTGAATGCGGACGCCGTGGCACGGCACTGTGTTGATCGGCTGACCGCTGGCGTTCCGGATTGTTACTTCTCGCATTTTAAGTTCCTCTATTAATCTATCGGGTGTTGGGTCAGTCGGCCTTCTTGGCCTTTTCTTTGTCTCGAATTGCCTTGCGGGCCAGATTACCAAGCGCCATGCGCTGCAGCCCATTGTTTAGGTGTCCGTACTTGGCGTGCAGCTCTTTCACAGTGACGTCCAGGATGTGGGATACCTCGATATATACTGCAGTCAACGGCAGTCCACGGAGCTCTTCAGCAACTTTATCCCCGCAGTCCACGGCAATTTTAACCCCTTTATCAGTCATGATTTTGGTCCTTTTGTAGATGTTCAGGTAAAGAGCATCAACTTTACCGTTCTTGCGCTCGTTAATGTCCACCGGCTTGGGTTCAACCGATGTCTGAACTGGTTCTGCAGCTTCTTCGATTTCGAGTTGATCCGGGATTTCTTCGAATTCCTCGTCGCTGGAACCGTGGTTGGTCAGGGCACCGTTGCGAACCTTAGATTCGACACCACTGGTGCGAATAGTAGTCCAGCCGCCGCGAACGACGACGATTTCAACGATTTGACCAGTAGCGGTAAGGGTTGCGATTTGCATTTTGCGTGTCCTCTATTAGCTATCTTGAGCCTTTATTATAACACAGGCTGTGGTACCGGTGCAATAACTGGACCACGCAAAATGCATTTCGTTGTGTTTTTACAACACTTTGGCCGATTTCAGCGCACCAGTCTGGCAGTCAAATACCAACTCCAGATTTGGTTGAGTCCAGAAATTGTCGTGTGCTGGTGTCCTTCCGATGAACACCCGCCGGGTAGACTCTTTCGGCATGTCCGGTTTCACTCGGTACTCGGATATCGGACAGTCCCAGTCGGGTGTTGCGCACTCCACCCACCCAGTCATGCCGGCAAAACCTCCGATCTCAACCCTGGCTCGGGACTCAATCGTGGCACCATCAATCCAGGCCAGGATTTCTTTCTTCCATTTAGCCCTTGCGGGCGACGTTGTGTTGATCATGGTCCACTCCTCAGTCAGTCAGTCAGCCCGGTTTCTTCTTCCATATACTCGACGTTTCCGATACGATCGGCGGCGAGCATGGCATACCCGGAAATATCGATCCAGTGGTCGAGGATGTTGGGGTTGCCGTTGACGATGCGCGAGATTTTGTGCAGGATCATGTCCATCGCCTCGCGTTGCACCATGCTAAGACATCCATAATTCGGGTGCTCCATAACATGATATTTCAGCGCTCGGGACAGCGCTGCCTGGTCGGTGAAATCGCCGTAGGCGGCACCACGTTCGGTCAATACGGCACGTACATCATTCCTGCTCATCTTGGGTCTCCTCTTCTGGCGACTCCTCGCCGGGTTTAACGAATCGGTGCTCCTCCTCTTTGGTGGAGAAACGATAGTTGCAACTTTCACACTCGCGCCTACGCCTGATGCGGTTGTTTGCGTTGTTGTAGGTGCTGGTAACGTAGGTGTCGCCACCACACTTTGGACACTTCATACGCCCAGCTCCTCACACATGGTCCGTACTGCCTTGCGGATGTGCAGGTCGGGGTTCGAATCACTGTACCAATCAACTGAATCAGTGAGCTGACGGCGCAACAGCGGAAGGACCTCCTCACGGGCGTGGCGGCCGACCCCGTAGTTATCCAAGAAATGAATAGCCTCTATCAGATCGGCCAACTTCACCACCATTTCAGCCACCGTTCCGCGTACGGCACCGGCCACCTCGTAGTAATTACGGTCGTAACTGGCCTCGGCCTTCACCAGATCGGCACCGCAACCGCGCAGGGTCTCCTTGTATGGGGTCGGGGTGTCGCCTGTGAACACTTCGATTGAGTCATGCATCAGTGCCCAATACACGACCTGCAGATGACGGTCCGGATGCAGCACCCCATTCCAGCCGATGTCGTGTGCCAGCCGGGTGGCCAGGATCGTGACGTTGAATGAATGCTCGGCAATCGTCTGCGAACGGGACGTGTCCACAATCCCCCAGCGCTTGACGTGCGACATGCGCATGAGTTCAGAAATCTTCATGGCTTTATTACTCCTCCATATGTTGCATTGTCCCAGTGGCTGGGTCCCGACGCCACTGACGGTGTTCATTCACGGCCATCTTATCGAGCACGGCCCGCTCGATGTCGATACCATATTGGCTAGCCAGATCGAGTACCAAGATAACTACGTCAGCGTACTCATCCGGGGTCACTCTATCCTCGATCAACTCCTCGACCTCGATTAACATCTTGCGAAGGATCTCATCCGCAGTGCGGTCAGGAAACATCCTGTCCGCCCATGCGGTGATCCCCACTTGAAATGCCTTCAATGTGCAATCAGTGGGGTCGGTCATCACAGGTCCAGCAGATCTTCGTTACGGGGCCATTCACGGATGTCCGAGTCATCCGGGCCGGTACAGATGTAGTCCACTGTGTACCCAGTGGTCTCAATCTGCCGCATGATTCCTTCAAGCTGTTCCGGCGTGCAGTAATCTGCAAAGGTCAGCACCACACGGTTATCCATCCACATTGCGGCGCAATGGAACATGGCGTGGCTGAATTGATGCAGCGAGAACTCGAACACACGGCGCGGAAGTTTCGTCACCGTGGTAAGTTCCGGTTTCTGGTTCAGTTCCTCCCAGGTGAGTTCACGCTGACCCTCGTAGGCCGGACCGCTGGAGCCGTCCCGGTTGTTCACCCGGATCGGGAACGTGCGCATGACGTTCCAGACGGTGATATCACTGGCCCATTTGAAGGGTAGGCCACAATCGGCGGCAATCTGCCACGGGGTCACGTCGCGCGAGGTGCAGTACGGCCAGTCACCATGATAGAGCGACAGCCCGAAGCCCTGAGCCCCCTCGACCAGCACTTTCTGTGCAAGTTGCAATTGACGGTCATACTCGAATCGATCAACCACGTACTGCTCCAGCTCAGTCCCCGCGAACCCCAGCCGTGCGATGGCCTTCGAGTCGGGGTCACGCAGGATGCGATCAATCATCGCTTGGCCCACGCCCTTGGCGGTAGAACCCATCTTGGTCTGTCCCCGGTCTTTCTCCCGTTGCGCGTGCTCATCCGTGACCACCGCTGCATTCTCGTGGATCATCAGCCGCTGGCCAGGCCGCAGATACTCACGGATTTCGCGCAGCAGAGTGTCGGCATGGATCAGGGCACCGGGGCCGATCATCACGTTCTTCACGGTGGGGCAGGTCACGCCCACGGGCAGCTGCTGCACCATCATCGAGATGCCGCGTTCGCGGTCGTTGTAGGTGTGGCCAGCTTGGGTGCCGTAAGCACAGATCACAGTGTCGTACGGTCGGCGCTTGGCCAGCCAACCAGTGACGCCGCCTTTACCGCACGAGCCCCACATGCCGTCCATCGTCATATCGATCATCATTTTCATGTTTCCTTTCAGTTTTCGTCTATTGACAGTTTCAAATCTTCACGTACGCTGGACAGTCTGTCCAGGATGTCGTGCATGGTTTCCACCTCGGTCGGGGTGTACTTGGAGCTACGGACGCATTTGGACAGGACGGACCGAATAAGGTCCATCTCCCACAGATGTAACTCCAGCGGGGCCATTCCGTTACCATCAATCATCGCTCTATCCTCTATCAATCGGTGTTAACAAAAAGCGGGGTTGCCCCCGCAGCGGAAATCAATCGTCAGCGAGGAAATTTTCAATCGCAGCAATCCGCGACTCAAGGAAGAGGACGCGATCGGCGTCACAATCGGGGACCAAGCCGGCGCGCCGAGCCTCCCAAATCACGCCGAGCAAAATCTGGACATCGGCCGAGTCAAGAGACAACAGGGCGGCCGGAACAAGGGAATCAGAAGTCATGATCTATCCTCTATTGGTGTTGGTGAGACTCTATTATAACACGAGTGGGACAACCTTCGCAATTAGTCTTTCGCCTCCATCCAGTTGGCACCGACACCCCAGTCGCAGGTAATGGGGACGCGCAGCTTTATCGGATTTATCACCCCATCGAATGTGGTGTACAGCTTCGCGATCGGCTCGGGGTCTGCGCCCTTCTCCAGCGATATCCCGATTTCGTCGTGCACCGACAGCAGCAATCGCCCCGCCTCAGTATCCTTCAAATACCGGTGCAGCAGGATTAACTGTTGCTTCATGCAATCGGCCGACGTGGCCTGGTAGATCAGTCCTGATGCTTTGTGTACGAACTGACCGCCGGGGAATCGGAGCCGACGACCCATGATCGAGCGAACGAATCCACGTTGCTTGGCGATAGCTGACGCCTTCCCTGCCATATCTTTCATGCCAGGATTGGCGGAGTGATATTTCTCGAAGATTGCCATGGCCTCGGGGCCTGCCTTCAGGTAAACATTGCCGCCCGGTCCTTTCTCCTCGGTGAATGGCAGCCCGCATTCCTGCGCCAGCCTGCCGGAGCCCATGTTGAAAGCAAGCCCCAGATTGATGGCTTTGCTGGAAGGGCCACCGGCATACTGCGCGTTTCGCGGGATGCCAGTCATATCCGACACCAGCTGGTGGAAGTCCAGATTCGGGTCTTTGCGGTAGGCATCCAGAATCGCCGGCACCTGGCCGTAGTGGTTGGCCACTCGGAATTCAAACTGGCTCCAGTCCATGCCCAGCCACTGGGCACCCTCGTCCGGCAGGAAAATCGGGCGCACGATGGATTTAATGGCTTTATCCCGTGATGGAATCTGTTGCAGCGCTGGCGCTGTGATACTGAGTCTGCCGGTTCCCGTTCCCGCCTCCGCGTCGTTTTTGGTCTGGTTGAAGTTACAGTGGATCAGACCATCCTCTTGGTGCCCAAGGATGTGGCCGGACAGAAAGGTGTCCCTAGTCTTGAGCATCTTGCGCAAGTCCAGGATCATCTTCGCTGCCGGGTGACGCATGCGGCGCAGGCAATCCGCGTTGATCGATGGCTTTCCGCCCTCGGTGGATTCGGCTATTGTTCCGTCCACCAGCCGCCACAAACCGTCTTCGTCCTTTTTTGGCTGGAATAGCTTCGCGATCGAGCCAGAAGGGTTCGGGTTGACCTCGAAGCCTGCCATCCTATTGAGATCCCGCTGCGTATCCTCTGCGCGCTTCGTGATATCGCGGACGGCCTGCTCGGCACGTTCTACGTCCACCCGGAGCCCGTACTCCTCCATCTCGATCAGGATGGGTAGCAACTGCAACTCCAACGAGTGCACCTGGATCAAGTCCGCCATGCCCATTGCCTCCTGGGCTAGGTACAGCGCCTGGGTAGCTAGCGTATCCTGTTTGGCGTACCTGCCGACTATCGATGACGGTGCCCGGTGCAGGTTCGGCATCTGCGCCGACCGAGTAGGGCGGCCCCCGAACAGTGCTGCCAGCTCGGGGTAAATCTCCGAATCCTTCGCAATACCCGCGTACTTGCGCGCCAAGAAATCCAGCTCGTAGGTCGGTTCGTGCTCATTAAGCAGCGCCGCGCGTATCATCGTGCAGTCGATGCGGTCCGGCGGCAATACGATCCCCGACTCGCGCAGCATGTGGTAGTCGAATTTCAAATTATGTCCAACCCACTTCGCCACAGTACCGGATTTGATCACATCTCGTAGCCATGGTATCGCACCTGGCTCCTCCCGGACATCCCAGTAATACGTTGACTTGTCCGGCAGCGTGATGGAAATTCCGAATACCCTATCCTTCCAGAAGTGCAGGCCAGTGGTCTCGGTATCGATTACCAGGTATGGTACCTGGTCTATTCGGGGAAAATTCATTTCTGTCCTCTATTAGTCTCTGAAAAGGGGCTTGAAGCCCCAATTACAATACGTCCTTGAATCTCTCCAAGAACTCCTCTTCGGAACACGGAGTCAATCTGCTATGATACGTGCCTCCGACCTGCTCAAACGTGTGAAGCATGTGACAATTATGGCACAAAATCCTGCATTTCCCAACTTCTGCCACCAACTTGTCAAAACACGCCCCCCTAGATACCAAGTCTGCTATGTTGGCGTACTTGTCACACCCATCCAAATGATCGAACGCCAGCACCCTAGTGTCCGCCTCGCCGCACCTAGCGCAGGTCCTTCCCGCTACATAGTTTACAATCCACTGCTGGTTTCTCTCCCTTCTCCTTTGCATCCTATTTCTTGCCCTCTCTCTTTGTAGATCGGCCGTGTCGTAGTAGTACTTTTTTTGCTTCTCTTTGTATTCGATGTGCTCCGGCGACCCCGGTTTAAATCTAGGGTTCCCAACCTTTATCACATCGCCATTCCATCTCCTTTTTGCCATATCAACCCCGCAGAATATGTTAAAACGCCCCTCATCCTTCCAAGTGATATTATAGCACACTTGGACATTGTGGTGAGGGGTCAATTAAAAGGGACGTCGTCCCCATCGTACGGTTGGTCGTATTTCATCGGCTCCGCCTTTTTCTCCTTGGGGCTGAGCTTGAGCGAGAAGTATTTCTTGCCCTCCATGCGACCGCCGGGCTTGCCCTCGTTCACCCAGGCCGAGACCCAGTACTCGACGCCCTCGACATTGATCGAGCCGGAGAACTCGGGGTGCTTGTCGCTTTTACGGTTCTCGTTGCGGGCCAACATGCCGGAATTAGTGTTGTCGTAAGCCATTTTTCGTTACTCTCTTTCAGATTTTAAAGCCATTCGGTCCATCGACAATATCGAGGACTTTCCTAGCACGGGTCATCCCGACGTAGAACGTGCGGATTTCGTCGTCGGGAAATTTCATTGCGGTCTCGGCCACGCGGCTGGTCATGTCAGTCATTAGTATCACCCGGTCCGCCTCGTGGCCTTTGCTTGCATGGATGGTGGACAGTCGAACATCGGGTTTTGCATCCAGGTCCGTGTCAATGTAGAAATCCAGCATGCTAATCGGGATATCCAGTCTAACATGGAACGGACGGGACGTGAGTTCCGACCATTTCCCATCAGTAACCAGGCGTTTCGATGTGGCGTTGCAGGCGTGCAGCAGCGTATTCTTGCCGGATTCCGTGATTTTCTCACCACGGGCCAGCGCGTTGAACGTGCGGATGGCCGTCGCCCACCGGTTCTGGTACATCCCTGGCCTGCCAGACTCCCGTAGATACGGAATACGCCCCTCGATCAGCGACTTCTCAACATCCCTCAATACTGAGTGCGTCCGTCCCAGAAGTAGCGTATCCTGCCCCCTCCGGATCGTAACCGAGTCGATACCGCCAAATACGCGGACCAGTCCCACATCACCAGTGCAAGTGAACACCTTATCGACGCGACGACTGACGCGACGGATGAGGGCCTGTGATTTTTTGTGCACTGCAACAGGTAATCGGTGCGATAGTGATAGTACCTCGCTATCACCATCATGCCGTTCGATGAATTCAGACATGCCATGCGGGTCGGCACCGGACCACGTGTAGATGGCTTGGTCATCATCCCCGGCCACTGTGACTGCTTTCGCATTCTCAGTGATTCGCTCGATGACCCGCCACTGAAGAGGTGATAGGTCCTGTGCTTCGTCAATAAAGAAGATTTCAGCCGACGAGCTAACGCCCCCTTTAGCAACGGCGTCGAGCATATCGGTGAAGTCCCAATATCCGAAAACAGATTTCCAGTCAGCGTACGCATGGCGGAACATATTGAATTCGGCGCGGGTTCCGGGGCGGTCGGATAGGTCATACGCCTCATCCGGGTCCGTGTAGGTGTTGCGCGAACGGTTGATAATGTCGAGATATGCATCGCCATCTGCCCTTTCCTCGTCGTCTTCTGGTGATTTTCCGATGATCGGTACGCCGACCTTGGCTGCAAATTCCCGCAGCTTTGCACTATCCACCACCTGCGGCTGCCGCAGACCCATCAGGCGGAAGCACATGGAATGGATCGTGCACACATTGTCTGACCTGCGGATACCGAGGCGTGACAATGCCTCACTGGCGGCCGCCCGTGTGAAGGACAGGAACGCGATGCTGTCCGGGGAGACCCCCAGGTCTTTAGCCTCCTGCACTCGGCGTAACAATTCCGTAGTCTTGCCAGTGCCCGGTGGCCCAAAAATAGCTTTTGTAACCATTCTGATGCCCTCTATCAAATCTATATCGGCCCCGAAGGGCCGGGCATTACGCCGCAATATTCAGGGCGCGGTCTTCGTAGGTCAGAGCTTTCTGACGCAGCGGCTCCAGCTTCTTTCGGATCTCATTGAACCCATCAACAGATTCTTGGTTGTCGGCGTCCTTGGCAAGATATTCCATATACGTGGACACCCGCTCGAACAGATAGTTGATGGTGTTCTTGTGTGCGATCTGCTCGCGCAGCCTACGCTGCTCAACAGTCTCAGCCCAACCCTCATTGCCCATGGTTCGCATTTTCATTTCTCCGATGTTCGGTTATTGATGATCAGTGGATCGTTGGAACCACTGTAGAACCCGGCTACGGCTAGATACCATAACTTCCCCTCAAGTCCCAACCATACCAGTCGCAACCGGGTTCTACAGTGGTCCCCGTCTTTCCGGGGTGTCAGCGAAGGTCTAAGAATAACCCCCTAGCACAGGGCCGTCATATCAGTACTCGGTACCATGCTGGGTTACGGTATCGTCCGCGTCGATGTCGTAATCACTACTGACCTTCACGCCGCCCTGAGAAATCGTATTGTACAGCTTCTCAGCGCGCTCGTAAATTTCCTTCGACACAAATCCGAGCGGGGTGATGTTCAGGTTGTAGTAGCTTTCATTCCGCGCGTTCGTCTCAGTCACTGCCGACAGCTTGTAAGCGCGGGCAAACGAGTCCATGTTGGACATACGAACCAGCGAATTCCATCGCTTGCTGACCTTCATCTTGGATTTTGACATGGAGATGACCGCCTCCGTCCATTCGCCAGCATGGCCCACCAGCACAAAATGCTGGGCCGTGTCGATCGCTTCCAAGCCTTCTTCGTTCAGCTGGGCGATAGCGGCGTTGGCTGCCGCGAGGCTGGTGAAAGCGCCACGGAAACCGTTGGAACCGCCACCGCCCGACTTGCGATCTTTCCAAACCAGGTACTGCTTGGAGTAGTACACCGGAATCACAGTGACGGTCTCGCCATACAGCTCGCGGGTCACGTTGTTGTAGAGCATGCCCTCATCGGCACCCTCGATGTAGGCCGCATCTTTCTTGTTACGGGCCGGGGACAGCGCCTGGATGAGTTCGATTCGGGGGATGACGAGATCATCAGCGCCGACGTTCTCGGCACCGCGGCCGCCCTCTTTACCGCGCAGGAAATCCGGAACCTCATTGGTCACTGCGATTTCGAATTGGTTGGTGATTGCTACTTCAGTCTTAGCCATTTTGGCCACCTTTCAGGTTTACAGGTGCCACTTCGGGCACCGGGGTTATGCCGGCGGGGTGCCGGCGGATTCGATTATATCACGACCGGGTGATGCTGGCCCTGGTAAATGGTGAAACGTTGAGCATGTCCTCAGGGAACTCTTCCCCGTTTTGAAACATTTTCTTGACAGCGGCTTTCAGCGTGGATGGGTTAACGCTATTTTGCACCAGATCACCACGGCCATTATCGGACAGCCATTGGTAAAAATCTTCTTTGCGGTCGGATTTGATACTGACGTGCATGTCGGAGGTGAGGCTAACGCGGCCAATACCATTGACGGCTAGGCGGGCTATGCCCTCATCTTCCATCTTTGCCGGGATCTTAGTAATCCGGAGAAAATCGAAAGTGCGGTTCACCGCCTTCAGTTGCTGCTCCAGATCTTCTTTCGCTGCCTGCACTTGAGACATCGCCGCGATCAGCTCGACTAACGTCAAACTGTCATAAGCCGAGAATTCATTCGTTTCAGACATTGCCCTGGCCTTTCGTGCTGATAGTCACGGATGCATATCGCTGATCTCTTCCATTCCATTTCAGGATGTTCATCCTGCTGGTTTTCTCAGCCAGTATCGCGAAAACCAATCCAGTAATAACTGGTGATCCGCTAGGAGCCACGAAATCGATTTCAGGGTCATACTTGGACAGGCCACGGCGGATTTGTTCTACCAGTTTCACATTGTGAAGAGACTGGCTCGCCATCGATACTTCGGATGCAGTAAGAAATACCACATCGCCGTACCGCTGCGCGTCACCGTAATCGGCCGACGGGACCTCTTGGGTCACATATACTTTGCTCATTTTGTGTTACTCTCTATCATCTCGTAAGCCTCTATTATACATCACGCCGGAGTACCGAACAATTGCTCAGCATTTCTTGATTCAATGCTGGAGCGTACATACTCGGACATGTCCTTTTTGTTTTTAACGGCATCGATGATAGACGCGTCTACTGTCCCCTCGGCCACCAAATCGATATATAGCACCGACTTGGTTTGGCCAATCCGGTGCGCCCGGTCCTCCGATTGGTCCCGCTCGATGTATGAGAACGAATTGCTGAAATACACCACCATTTCGGCGGCTGTCATATTCAGGCCAGTGCCACCTGTCTGGGTGTTGCCCACCAAAAATCTTGCACGGCGTTTTTGGAACAGCTCTTGTACGTTGTAGTCACGTTGCTCTTCCGGCACCGCACCATGTATCTCCACCACCTGGTTGTGCCCGTATCTCTCGCGTAATGCATCTACCACCATCCGGATTTCAGGGATATACCGGCACCACACGATAGTTGGGACCGCATGCTCCTCGGCTATTGACATCAGCTCTTCGATCTTGGGGTTTTTGCCGGGTATCAGTTGGTGGTCGTAGTTGGTTGTCCCATCCTCCGACGGCTCACTTTCATATGTGATAATGCCGCCACAAATCTCTTGCAGCCGGAGCATGCGTTCGAGCACTGTTTTGACGTACAGTCCCCGATCTCCAGTGACTGCTTTGTTGTTTTTAAGAATTTCTCGATATAGTCGTTTTTGCTCATCATTCAATTTCACCTCGCGGATCTCGTATACTTTAGGGGGTAGCTCGGTCAGTACGTCAGACTTACGAACCTGATAGACGTATGGGGACACCAGCTCCACCAATTCCTCCATGTTTTGATATCCCACAATCTCCCGCCCCTCGTAGCCGCCCATCACGGCGTATCGATTACGGAACGAATAATAATCGCCGGTACCAATGATATCCGGGTTAAGTAGCTCGAACTGCATGAAAAGGTCCAGTGGTGCATTAGCCACCGGAGTGCCGGTCATCACTATCCGATATTTCGCGCCACGCGAAATTTTCACCGCCGCCTTACTACGGTTCGCTGAGTGGTTCTTGATCATATGTGCTTCGTCCACTACCATGCCGCACCTGGAACTGGTATTTACGAATTTCGTGGCTAGTTCTGCCGCCTTACCGGCCGCTAGCGATTCGGTGCCGACCACTAATACTTTCATCGTGTCGCTCGGCGTGGTGTTCCATTCAAGGAATTTGGCCGGTTTCCCGGTGTCCAGGATCAGGCAGTCGGTCTCTATCGGCGCGTGAATCGCGAACTCCCGCACCCAGTTCATTCGGGTGCTATACTTCGTAAGTATGAGAACCCGATCCACCCGACCTTCCAGAAAATAGGCTGAATACAGGTCGATCGATGTCTTGGTCTTCCCGGTGCCCATGTCCATGTAGAACGCGTACGCGGTCTTGTCCCAGGCCAGATCCAATGCCCTGCGCTGGTACTCCCGTGGCTTCGTCTTGAACTTGTACACCTGGGGGAAGGGGTTAATAGCTTCAGCGGTCTGAACGGCCAGGGAACGGCTCGCGGCGTCACGGGCCTCCTGTGACCATTGCCAGTTGGCAAGCTTGTCCACCATGTACCTGGAATTCGCCCGCAGAGCTGGGGCCGTCCATGCTTTGCGCTTGGAATCCCACCGCCTGCTAGGAATCTGGCGCACTGTGTTCACCATCCAAGGCGGTGAGTACAGAATAAACCTGCCGGACTTAGTATCGTATTCGATTCGAGTATCGGTCATGGCTCAATACTCCGGTTCGAAATTAGGTTCATCGATGGCTACCCGATATTCGTCGGTTAGTTCTACCAGCCACACATTAACTGGATATGTAGCACCGGGTACCCGCATCTTAGTATGCGTGGCCCCTAGCTCCCGCCGCAGCGTGTTCCACAGGTCCATACCAGATTGCAATTCAGCTTTGGTGCGCTTGAGGTATTCGGAAAATGCGATACCCTTGAACACCAACGTTCGAACACCGTCAATAGACTGGACCACCGGTACGTTCCGCATAATAGCTTTCCGCTCCGCAATATCCGTGCCGTCCGACGACAAGTCGGCTTTTTGCGCGAACTCCTTGAATTTGCTCACTATCACCCCCGATGCGCTAGCCTCCTTGGGCACCTCGATGGTCTTGAGGGTGGGTACCAAGGGGTCAAGCACGTGCTTGCGCCACACCTCTTGAGAGATCTTCGGGATGTTGATCTTGAGCTGCTCGAAGATCAACGTGCCCATGGCCTGCGGATCGCGCAGGATGATGGTGGGGATGTTCGAAATGAGCTTCTCGTTCACATGGATCCCCCAGCGCGGCGGATCGGACTGGTATTCGATCAGCTCGGTGAACTTCGGCATGTTGTCAAACGAGTCCATCTCTTTGAGCTCTTCCGACGAGATACCAAACTCGCGGGTGACGCAGACCTTACGATCGCATAGCGATTTGCAGGGATCCTCGCCACACTTGTACTGGTAGTCCCGGCGCGATGCGGAGCGGATCACCTTGCGGGCTTCTTGTAGGCCCAGCGGCTTGTCGAATATCCCCTTGTTCAACTCCAACGCGTCCTCAAAGAACGTGTCCGGGCGGGCGCGCTTGAGGTACACGGTAACGTTGTACATGGCCTCGTTGCGAGCGCCGGACTCCACGCCCATGTGGATCATCTTCTGGATACAGGGGGGTGCCTCCAAGTGCTCACGGCCGCCATATTCACGCAGCCGGTCCGCTGTCACCCTGCGGCTCTGGGCCATTCGAATGAACAGCTCAAATGACATCGGGCGGCCGGATGAGTCGAGCGCATACCTAGTTGTATCATCGCCGCCGAAGTAGCACAAATTCAACCAGTTGCCAAGCGATTTCTCGCCACTCTTGGTCACCACCGAATCCTGCTTAGGGAAGATCTCAGTCTTGTGTGGCAGCGCCAGCATGTCGCGCCAGGAGCTTAGCAGGCGGATTACCAACTTGGCGGGCAAGAACTCTGAACCAAACAGGTACAGGTGGGCACCGCCCCGCTTACTACGGCACATTACCAACGGCAGCCGGTGCGCCTCGATCTTGGCCTGGATGCCGAGCAGGTCTACGTCCTCCGGGTCATCGTGCTTATCCACGTCGATGGCCCCGAACATCACCGTACCGCCGTCGGTAATCGGGACGATACCCAGCCCCATTCGACCGGCTACATGGTCCTCGTAATTCGAGATCTGAACTTCGGCCTTCTCGGTCAGTGAATTCCCGGTGGCTGGGTCCCAGCGACCGTATGACCGTAGATTGCCAGCGAACAGACTCGCGAACTCGTTAATCAAGCTATTGCTCATTGACTTTGCACCTCTAGTGGACTATGGAGACTGAATTATACCACGGGCGCTGGGCGTTGACCAAGCCCCGAAGTTGTGTTATACTAGAATCTCTCGGGGCCGTGGTGCAACGCCACATGTATTCTTCTCCCCACACCCTGTATCCGCCGTATCCGGCATCATGGAACAGCAATGGAACACCCCCTCTCGAATGGAAGAACCGGTTCTGTATCCGTGTTCCACGCACGCGGGGGTAATTCTCTGTCGCAGACTTGCGACAGCAATATAGTATATATACGGATACAGCGGATACAACGGATACAGAATACACCTCTCCATTCGAGAGAAGTTGTATCCGGCACTGTATCCGTTAACCAATACGGGCGGATACAAATTGTTCAGACGGCGGACCTCTCTCCATTGGCACCTAGGGTCAAACCCGGAATCTCCCACGTGTGTGCGCGTTGTAGATAAGAGAAGGGGTCTTCGTTGCTTTCTGAATATTCCGGGCTATATTAGTAGCTTGAATATTATCAGAACGCAACGAAGACCCCAAGGAGAGGCTCGGAGACACATTCAGGTGTGTCTCCAGTACCGGGTTAACGCTGTTCAGCCGCTTGAATGTCCCGCTCGATATCGGGTAGGTCGGTACTGCCAGCGGTGGCGGGCCGCAAATCGTTCTCGATGTCCGGCATTTCACCTCCACCGCTCGGTGCTGGGAACACGGCCCCGGTAAGACCGGTCGTCACACCCGCCTGTGCTGTGGTTGCCTTTAGTGCCTTCGGCGCCTGTTGCGCCGTGTGTTCTTCCAACAGCTTGACCGCCGCCGCCACCTGATGGGGGTCGTGTGCCGCCAACATGTCCGCCAGTTTAGCCGCCACGCTGTCTGTCATCGTGGCCTTGTTGAATCCACGCATCACGGTGCCAACGAGCGATGGCCAGAAGCTGCCGGTGACAGCGCCCGTCACCACTTCTCCGACCCCTGGTTGACTTTCCAGCGCTTCTCTACCCTGCATGGTCTTTGCAGTTTGAGATCCGCCGAGTACCCGGTTGGCTTCAGTGAACAGCTGCGCTTCACGCTCCAGGGCTGTTTTGAACAGGCGGAACTGCTCCGGGGTGTCGAATAGCGGCATGAGCTTGGCCTGTGTTTCCGGTGAGCCAATCACGCCCTGTGCGGCGTTGCGGTTGCTGCTCGGACCCATGATGCTACCGTAAAGGTTGCGGGCCACCCCGGTGCGGAACGCCTCCTTCTCTGCCTGGGACATGCCGGCGACCATTTTCATTATCTGTTCATGGTCAAGCTTGCCGAAGTCGTTATACCCGGTGCGCATAGCATCCAGCACTTCCATGTCACCAGCGTAACCCCGGCGTGCCGCAGCGTATTCCGGCACATTCTGGTCTATAGCGTTTACGAATTCCTTGCGCAGCTGACGCAGGGCGTTCGCTTCCGATTTCGACATGCCTTGACCGTTAAATCCGGACTCGATAGTAGCGTCGATGCCGCGTTTAATGTAATCAAGGGTTCGAACATCTGGAAGCTGGCGCAGGTTGAATCCCTGAAGCACCGGCAGCCCGGTTTGCGGGTCGTTGATATAAATTGGCTCATGGATGTCCGGGAGCTTGAACCTGGAGGGGTCTTCGCCGCGCAGCTTTGCAGCAAGGGCCTCCTTGTTGGCGATGTCACGTGCTTTGTTGTAGAAACCGGCAAAAGAGGGGTCTTTCAGGATCTCGGTAATCCGAGGGTCATCAACGGGGCCTGTGGCGTAGGCTTGATCGTACAACGTGCCGGCTTTGGACCTCAGCTCTTCCACTAGTCGCTGTTCATCACCGTAGTAATCTCCGGGCTGCAAGCCACGACGAACTTGCTGGTACGTGCGTTCACGCGCGCCGGCTTTCTGCTTGATAAGTTCACGCTCCAGGGTCTGCGCACCCTGTCCCGTGCGCTGAGCCACGGCACGTGCCAAGTCAACCGTGGCGGGGGAGACGTTGGCAAGTCGGGACGGCACCTGCAGCAACCGGTCAACAGACATGCTGGTCTCGGCTTGCCTGGGGCTGATGCCCGCATCACGTAGCGCCTGCGCCAGCTTACCGGTGGCTACGCTTTGCACGTACTCATCGCTGGGGGCCAGTCGTTCGCGCAGCCAGCGAGCACCGGCCCCGGCACCCCTCAGCGCCACAGGGACGCCGACCCCGGTCACGCCGCCGAGGATGCCGCCGGCAACTGCGCCGCCTACGCGCTCGCCTTCTTTGGCTGCACCCGCGCCGGCAACCGCACCGCTGCCGGCACCAATGGCTCCGAGCCGGGCGAGTGTCGCCAGTGTGGAGCGACCGAGCTGCTGGGCACCCGCTGCCTGTCCGCCAGGGATCATCATCGCGGCGACACCGGGGGCAGCCCCGCCAGCGAACTCACCCAGGGTCTGTGCTACTGGGTGTTCCTTGGCGAACCTGCCGTACTCATTGTGGATCTTGGCCAGCGCCTGGTCGTAGCCTTCGTCGCCAAGCTTGGAGCGCAGCCACGCTTCGGCCTCGTCACCCCAGCCCATCGCAAGACCCTGGCCCAGCGTGGCCCGCGCCAGGTTGGCGGCGTAGTTGGGTTGATTGTCTGCCATGTTCTATTACTCCAAATTGCCAGGGGTTGAATCAGTAGACCGGTAGAGTCCGGACTTGATCTCGTTGAGTCGTTTTTCTTCCCGTGCTCGGCGCTCCTTGGCAGCTTTGTAAGCGCGTTGGATGATCTTTGCCCGGTCTTCCGGAGTCTTAGAGCCTGCGCCCTCCAGCTCCATCAGGATAGCGCGTTCACCCTCCGTCGGAGCGCCGCCGAATGTGGTCTTGAGTTTAGACATGACTTGGCTGCCCAGCAGGTTCTCGACTTCCGATGTGTTCGACAATTTTGGGTCTTTAACCCCGGTCTCTTGCAGCAGCTTCCGCTGTGCCCGTTCAATCGCAGTGTTTCCGAATGTATTCGGGTTCAGCTGGTAGGCCCGATTCAGATCTTGCAGGGCGCTGTCCAAGCTAGACAGCGCGTTTTCAGTTTCCGTCTTGAGCTGCACTTCGGCCGGGGTTAGCTTGGCGGACTCGGATTTCCTCAGGTCCAAACCCTGTTGTTGGATACCCAGGCTGAGGGCTTTGAAGAGATTACCGCCTTCCAACTTTTGCTTCACGTAGTCGTTTACGAATTGGTTGAATTCCGGCGTCCCCTTTTGCAGCCCCGCATCCAGTGCTGCCTTACCGGCCTCGGATTGGGGGCGACCTGATGCCAGCTCTTCCCTGAGCAGGTCGCGCACAAAACCGGAACGGGTTTTCGCTTCATCAGCAGCCAGTTGCCTCGTGGTGGCGAGGTCTTCACGGGCATTGGTCGCGCGCATTTTTTGCGCTTCAAGCATGAGTTGCAACTGTTGCTTGCGGGCTTCAGACTGAGCGGAGCGAGTTTCTTTCTGGTGAGCTGCCATTTCGGCACCAGCCAAGGCTGCGTTTTCCATGAAGCTCCCGGTCTTGGTCGGAGCACCGAAAGCGGCTGCCAGCCGGAAGTACAACTCAGCTTTCGACGGTCCCGCGCTTTCCGGGTTTGCCGCAAGCTTGGCCAGCATCTCGTTGAACGCACCGAGTTCCTTATCCGACCGAGCCCGCGCGGTGTGCAGCTCCTCCGCGTATGGTGACGGGGATTGTTCATACCTGGAGAGCATAGCGGCCAGCGGGCCGGCTGTCGAGCGGGTCGTTGGTACGTCAGGTTGCGGTGTTGGCAGCGCGGGGAAAGAAGATGCGGGTCGGGCTAAGATACCCGCCGGAACCAGGGGTGAGAGTCCGAATTTCGTGGACTTTGAAGATCCGACGAAATTGGCCACCGGGTCTGCGATACCCTGAGCGGCTGCGTCCTTACGAATCAAATCAACAAGCTCCGGGCTCAGGTTGCTACCGCCCGTGAGTTGAGGCAGGGCCTGCGGGTCCGACCCTGCTTGGCTTGTGTCTACTTCACCACCCTCGGCATATTTCTTCACGAGACCGCCCATGCAGTATCCATCACCGCCATCCGAGTCCCCGCCGTCCGACCCGTCAGAATCTGATCCGTACCCGCCGCCCCCGATAGTCCCAACGTCAGGAGCATCACCGAGCGCGCTGAATCCGTTATCAGAGCCGTGGCTACCGCCGCCGTTCCAGGTGGGCGCTATATTGGTCTGAGCCTGTGTCTGACCAGCGATAGAAGAGATTGCCGGAGCTGCGGATTCCCGCAATACTCCCGTCAGGTTAGGCATCTGCGGCGTGCTGTATTTGGGCAGGCCCAGCACGTTATTGCCCCAATAGTTGCCGGTGGCTCGGTAGATGTCTTCGTTACTTACACCCCACTGACGTTGGGCATCGGACACTTCGGCCGGGGTTGCAGATTGATGCTGCTGAAGCCAGTCGCGGATATTGGCGTAGTATTGGTTGGCCCCGATACCTTCCGGGGCAGTGGCAGAGGTGTACCCGGCTGAGCTTGCTTTATCCAACGGCAGAGCACCGGTTCCGAACTGAGAGCGGGAATACATCGGGGTGGAGGTCAGCCGATTGCGATACTGTGTGGAATAGTCGTTGTAAGCTTGCTGGTCCGCTTTATAGCTCGCCAAGTCGGCGTCATATTTAGCCTGCAGCTCTTCCAGCGGGATGCGTTCTTGCGTTCCAGGACGATACACAAGCATGTCTGCCTCCGGTTTGACGGGGGCAGACATCCCACCGTACACCAACGCCGGGGTGGACACCCCGTACTGCTGCATCAGCCGATTAAGTTCGTAGCTCATAGGTTCATCCTTGCTTTTACGGGGTTGTCAGACCTTTGTACAGCGACAGCCCCTGCGCCAGCTGCGCCAACGGGGAGGCAGAATATGTAGCGCCCGAGGTCGTGTTCGAGCCTGTGGTAGATGTCGGCGTAATGGGTGCCATACCACGAATTTGAGTGCTGAGCCAGTCAAGTTGCTGCTTGGGGTACAACTGTTGGGCTTGATATTGCTGGTAAGCCGCATCCAGCTGTTTTTGCATCTGGTTTTGTTGCGACAATCCGGCAGATTCCAGCGCTGCCACGTCGGCAGTGCCCATAGTTTGCCCGAGTTGAGCCATGTTAGCTAGCCCAGTGAGTGCGCTTTGCTGCCGCGCCAGGTCGGAGCTGGCCAGTTGGCCCGCTTGCGCGCCGAGATTGGCGTATAGTTGGGCCTGGGCCTGATTCAGGCCACCCATCGTACTGGCCATCTGTCCGTATTGGGAAGACCCCTGCAGCTGTTGGTTAATAGCCTGTTGCTGGGCGTTGGACAGAGCTTGACCGCCTTGGAGGACCGCCTGTTGCTGGGCCGTGCCCAAGCTGCCCGCCGTGGAAGCCAGCTGTGCTGCGCGGGCTTGGTCTTGCTGCGCTGCGGTCAGGGCCTGTCCGTAGCCGGACTGCAAAGCCTGTGCCTGTTGACCGAGTATGGATTCTTGAGTGTCTCGCAGGGCGCGGGAACCGAACTCACCCATACGGGTGCCGCCGAATTGCCCAGCCCTAACGAAAGCATCAGACACGCCGGGAAGGAGGTTTTCAGTTAGATTCCTAGCCCCGAGTTCAGCAATTCTGTCCGTCACTGCCGTGTTGTACGGATTCATATAGTCCGTCACCCCCTCGTAAGCCCCGCGCGAGGCTTGCTGTAGGTAGGGGGACGCGGACTGGAGACCGCCGTACGATATTGCCTGCTGGACATAAGGGTCCAACATGCTGACGGCTTTGGAGTAATCCATCCCTTTGAGGAGACCGGACTGAGTATCGATGTAGGGTTTGGCCGAACCGGCAATATCGACGTTCTCGGCTTTTGTAAAATACGGGGACGCCGCGTCCGACGCCCCGGTAGAGCTGGCCAATCCAGCCATGCCGGCTTGGGCTTGCTGCAGGGTGGGCCGCCACGCGCCTTGGTTGGCCTGCACCTGCTGATACGCCTGCTGTTGCAGCGGGGACAGCTCCGCTACCGTCGGCAGCTCGTACGCCTGGTATGGCGTGTTGGCTATATTGGTGGCAACCTGGATCTGGTTGTAGATCGCGTCCTGCATCCACTTCGGGGTCTCAGTGGACGATGTGGTGTAAGACGTGGCGGTTTGGGGTGCACCTTGGAACAAACTATTGGCCATTTTAACGGGCCTCCTTCAAATAAGCGAGCGGAGATTTGGCGTTCGCGCTGAACTGACCACGGGCCATCGATTTCCCTTTATGTTGGCGGACTTGTTGACGCATGGCGTCTAGCCTGCGTGCGCCTTCTTTGGTGCTACCGTCACCCAGTAGGGCCACAGTTTCAGCGTCCATCACGTATTCGCCGTCCGACAACCTGGCGTCGATGGTGTCTGCCCTGCCAGAGCCGGAGCCGCGTGCCAGGTAGGCCACCTGCGACAACGCCCCGCCACGGGCCAACCTGGGAACCGGTTGGTTGTATTTGCCGCCGGTGATGAGGTTCCAGTTCCTGGCCATGTACTCAGGTAGCGCAACACCGGATTTGGCGGCGTCCTGCTGCATGGCGTTCCAATCCCAAGTTATGCTCGGGCGGTTGAAGTATTCACGCTGTTCAGGGGACATCGTGGACACCGCCTGTTGAACGGACGGAGGGGCTGAGGAGAGGGACCCAAGCAAAGTAGCCCCCATCATCAATTCCTTCGGCCCCAGTTTCCCGAACACGCCCGAGTCCGTGGTTGGGGCGGGGCCGGAACCCTCATACCCATAGTTGGAATTCATGAAAGCCCTGTCAGCCGAGCTGGCTCCGGCCTGTCTGGCGGACTCAACAGCAGTCTTGGAAGGACTGTAGCTGGAGTGCAGACCGCTGGCTAGACCCGCCAAGCCCGCGCCGGCTAGGGATTCACCCGGTTTGAATCCTGCGGCCATCATGTTGCCGAATTGAGAGCCCGCAGTGTTAACCCCGGTGCCGAAAGCACCCGTACCTCCTGCACCCTGCACCTGGGAACCCAGGTAACTACCGAGTGCACCCTGCACCGCACCCCGCAAAGCGCCTTGACCAGTCGCAGCACCCATTGCGCCGCCGATGATACCAGACCCGAGAGCGTTCTGAGCGACCTGCCCCATACCGGGGGCCATTGCTCCGCCAACTACGCCGCCTAAGCCCTGCCCCATGGCTCCGAGAGCAGCGCCCTGCAGGGGGTTCCCGCCAGCCAGCGCCGAACCCAAACCTCCGGTGACCGCCCCACCTAGGATAGCGCTACCAACCGTACCCAACCCCAGACCTAACGCACCGCTGATGGCAGTGCCGACTCCGGGAGCTACGATGCTCAACGCGATCGGGGCCACCGTTTTAATCAGGCTCTTCAGAGAAAAATACTCGGGGAGCCCCGTGGTCGGGTTGATGGAGCCGCTACCCCCTGAGCGCCGCAGCATTTCGGCCTCTCGCGGGTTGATATGTGCCAGCATAGTGTCACCACCACGGCCGGCAGCCCGGAGCCGCTGCGCTGCCTGCGCTAGGCCGCCACGCGCGAATCCTTGTTGCTGCAACCTGGACGCCAGCTTGTACATGACAACCAACAGTGATACCAGGACCACAGGCTCAAACTGCTCGGGCAGATCCTCCGGGTCAAGCAGGCCGCTACGTATCGCTTTGTCGCGGATGGACTGGTAGTCTTGTGGGGAAGACAGGGCCGCTTCCAGTATGGAGATCAATTGCTGCGCGTCGCCGGCCGTGACGGGCATATCGCCCATTCTTTGTTCTGCCGCAGCTACGGCCTGCGCAATCTGCGGGTTGGTCTCCGCCACTTGCATCAATTGCTGTTTATTCATGTACAGTGTCTTTCAGGCAAGGGATTCGCACATACGCTCCGCCCATTCACGCCACGTAGTGAAATTATAAGGGTTTGGAAGGTTTCTGCCAAGTGATGTGTTGTTCAAAAACTGCACCCCCCAATTCTGCCAATCCGACTCCAACATCAGCTTACCAAATGCGCCGTACAGGTCCAAGTCCAGTACAGCGCAGTCGGCCCAGTCGGTAAGAGACATTCCGTGTGGTCTTGTCAGCATTTACAACACCGTACCATCGCCGGATTCTACGTGGGCTATGATTTGCCCCATCTGGTAGTCCCCACCAATCACATTGGATTCGAACCGGGCTCGAAGTTCCCTGCGCTGCTCCCTGAGGACTACGATTTGTTCGTTGGGCACGGATGCTTCATCTACAAACGTTACCGACTGGCCGTAAACTTCCGGCGCGCGGGCGTTGGCCCTGCCGGTGATGGTGACCTGCATGTCCCCCGATTGTATGAAATCGGGTTCTATCATGTGCACCCGCAGCATACTGTTCTGACCCTGCACCAGTGATGACAGGTCAGCGGTCTCAAAGTACGATTGCACCGGTGCTATCGAGGTGCCGTCTATCTCATCCACACCCTGTTCGTGTACCCACACCTTATACCCGGTGCTGTGTTGGGTGGAACCCACAAGTATGGGGGCGGCATATGCGTTGTTAAACTGACCAGCCGATCTGCCGTCGGACGGGAGTTCCGTGTCGTACCAGCAGTCTTCGCGCACGTTGTATATCACAGCGTGCGTGCATTCAGTGGCAGATCCGCGCGGGTAGCACCACCAAATCTCCCCGTAACGGGTGACTTTGAACGCAAAAACCTTAGACCTCTGAGCCGGATTCAGGTTATCGAAGAACCAGTTGAGGTTCATCTGGTTTGGCACATCCCGAACAACGCCGTTGAACATCAGGAATCGATCAACACCGCACCAGAAGAAAACACCATCGTATTCCACTACGCTGTCCGCTGAGATGATAGAGGTGTCAGTAGCTATAGTGTCAAATTGGAATACGGTGCTCCCGCCAGTGAAGCTGGCCCGTATCAGCGCATCGTACGCCCAGAATAGCCCGGCGGGGGCTGAGCCGGACCCCGCACGCAGAGGCATACCTTTGATGATTTTCTGGCCCCACGCCCTAGCAATGCCCGACCCAGAACCCGTGAGGTTAGACGGGGAGCCGGCAACGGACCACCCAACCACACCGTCAGACCCGTAATAGAACAGGTACGGATGCAGCATCACGATACCGCCAGTGGCGTTGGCCCCAGAAGGCAGCGTGATAGGGGCAAGGGCAGCCGTGCCGAAGGCATCCCCATAGTAAATGTTTCCGCCGACTGAATTACATGCGCATGTGCCATTCGGGGCCACGTGCGCCAAGATCGCAGTCCCGTACGATGAGGGCTCATATGCGTACGAAAACATCCACCTGTTGTCAACCGAGACCGGCATCCCGACCGGTGTCCGGTCGTGTATAGTGGATGAATTCTTCCCCGAGTCCAACGTGAAGCTTTCCAGCTTAGCACTGCTGCCGGAATGGCAGTACTGCATGGATTGCCGGGTGATACTTGAAAAACCACGGGAGGCACCGGACAATCGCTTACTCACCGCCCTGAAACCGCCCATCTTACGAGGAAGACCCCTCTGGATTCGCATCCATTTACCATCGGTGTAGAAGTCTCCGTCGAATTTAGTTCCGTCCCGTTTTATGCCGGGTTTAGAACGCAGAATCAGGGTGGGCATTAGAACGTTCCTCCGTCAACAACTCCGATTGGGGCCACTCCCAGCGCCGACCACACCGCAGCTGGGTTAGCGGCGGTGAATATGGAGTCACCAAGCGATGTAGCACCTAGATTGATTCTGGCGGCCGACGGGGTTGTGGCGCCGGTTCCGCCCTGAGACACCTGCACCGGCAGGGAAATAGTAGACGTGTCCGCATCCACCACATTCACCCCGTCGCAATAGAAGATTGCGCGTTGGCCCGTAGATATGGCGATACCAGTTCCGGAGGCTGTTTTGATTGTAAGGGTATACGCTCCTGACGTTTGGTTATCCACCCAATACTGCTGCACAGTAGTTGGGACAATCACGGACCTGTCCGCAGTCAGCGTCCCGGTGAATTTGTAACCAATTCGGTTCAATTCAGTACCGGTCAGCGTGTAGCTGCCGGAGCCTGAAACGTCAATCACCGTATAGTCGAACGCAAACACAGCGGGCTGTCCGAACCCGATGGTGAAGTAGTTTGCTCCGTCGGTGACGATGATGGCCGATTCGCCGGGCTGAAATGACAGGGTGGCGTATGAGTCGATAGTAGGGCTGCCGGACGGGTCAACAACCACCGCACCGGTGCCGGAATTGCGGAAATAACAAAACCAGTTGTTCCCCACAGAAGAAGCTGCGGGCAGCGTGAAGGTTCCGGCGGAGCCAGTCCACACAAACATAACTGCACGATCCGTAGGTCCGGCGGTGTAGTTGCTACTGAAGGTGGACACGGGTACCGATTGGGACAGAGTAGAGCCGATAGCTACCACCCCGGTTCCGACCAGATTGGATGCGGTGGCCTCAGACACCAGGGACCCGTACTGCAGTGATTTCCAGCTTCCGGCTTCAGAAGTGTTGTTGGTCAGGTACAGCTGCCAAGAGGTCCCAGGGGCCACAACGAGTATCTGTGACCCAACGTAGTTCTTCAACACTACGGAGTTAGACCCCACGTTGTTGATCAATACGGTTTCACCCAGACTGGCCTTGTTAGCGGCGGGCAGCGTCACGCTGTACGACGCCGAGCTGGACGTGATATCCATGACTTTTGACAGCACGAAACTCGGGTCAGACAGCTCGTTTGGCCAGGACAGCGAGACGCTAGAAGTCAGGGTCAACAGCTGGTAACTGACCTCAGACGGGTAGATGTTAGCGCCGCCAAACACATCGGTATAACTAGTCATGCTTCAGCCCTAATAGAAGATCGATCGGTAATACGTTTCAAGTCCTCGGCCCCGATACTTTGCAGAGCTTGAGCGTAGATTGGAGTCAGAGACTGTGCGCGGGCGTCATTTTTCAAGAACACCGCAGCCTCAACCAACGTTCCGTAAAGAAGTGCGTCCGGGGCATACTCGGTGAACCAGTTGGTCTGGTTCTCTTCGCTCAACAATGCCGGCTGTTCGTAGTACAGCACTTCAAGCGTAGAACCGGTGCTGGGGGTAGGAACAAACAACCAATGGTTGTAGTCGTAATCGGCATAAAACTCCGGGGTCCTGGTGTCCGACTCGTTCGGCCAGTACGACCTCAAGTACTCATAAGATCGCGGGAAGAGCGGGTTCCCGTCAGCTGTGATGCTAACTGTGTCGCGCCACCTGTCCGGCTTGCGGTACACGGCGACCCCTGCGGTCAACGGCGTGGACACAGCCCGAATGAAACCCTGTATTTTGAGGTCCCTGGCAATCCGACGTTCAGCCAGCGAAACCATGCGCGGAAGCTGTTCGAACACCAACGGGTCGGAGGCTGGGGTGAAACCCCGTTCCATGTAACGTCTAGCATCGTCCAAAAGGGACGAGTAAGTCATGATGTAACTCATAATACCACCATTTGCTGAAGTTACTTCAGTTTGGACCGCAAGTCGGATATCTGAGAGTTCAGATTTTCCAACCAGCCGCCGTCAACACCGAGGACCGCTTCCCTAAGCCTACGATCGGTGACGGATGACTCCAACTGGATTATCTGTTCAAGTACAGACCGGTTCAGTTCTTCGTCGGTCTTACTCCTGACGACCCAATCAGTTTCCCATCTACACAGCTCCGAGTTGAAAGCACACCCCGATTGGACGGCAATTTGAAGGCTGGAGTCAACCACCGGAGGGCCAACACTAACCACGCGATGCACACCAAAATCAGCCATGGTTTGTTCCGGTACATCGGACGGGAAGCTGATATCTGGGTGGTCCAGCCTTAGCTGATCTACGGAATATGGGTAGGTTTTAACCGCACCATTATGAATAAGAACATACATAATTAGAAACTCCTGCTAGGTTTTATGGACACCAGTATCCCAGCTGACGCGGACCCAGATCCGAGACCAATGTACCTTGCCCCGATGTACCCGCTTTGAACAATCTGATCAAACACCCGATAACTAGTTGTGCGAGTATCGGAGTCGGTGACCCTCGGTGTCATACTGGTCGGGGCGACTAGGGTCAACGAGATCTCGTTGACAGTTCCACAAGCTATTAACGCGGATTGGCTCTTTGACGGCGTGATCGAGGCAAGATTCAGCGGGTCAGAATTGGTTACAAACACCCCAACAGTGTCGTAACTGGCGTATCTGTAAGTGAGTATACATCCGGTGGTCAGGTTATTCGGCTCGGCGCATGTGAAGGTGTAGATGGAGGGTTCAGATTCACCGGCCATCTTATAAGCCAACCGCAAGTTGGGCAGACTACCTTCGTCTGCAATCTCCGTCCACCCAGTGTCTCCGGTCCAAGATCCAGACCCAGTTCCTCCGGCAGACATGACGGCAAGCATAAGGTCGCCGCTTATAGTGCCGGAGGGCTTTGATACCGTCAGCGTTTGACCCACGACAGTACTCTGTGTGGAGGCATAGGACACGAATTCAGGAGCCAAATAAGGTTCGTTGGTAATCTGGAATAATAAACCTGCAGTAATCGGACCGTTGCTGACGGAGAAAGTAAGCGTCTTGTTACCAGATGATGAAGCTGCCTGATATTTATCATATATCAGAAACGCGCCGGGTCTCACACCAGTCGATCCGATGTATGATACGCGGTTTGTCATATCCGTAGGGAAACTTCCGACCACTACGTTGTCGTCTTCGTTTGCGAAGACGGCACATAACCGGCCCGAATAAGACGGATTTATACTGCTGGCGGTCACTGTATTCGAAGTGGCTCTAGAGATAGCACCCACTGTGTTTACCCGCGTAGCATCTCGATACACTAGTATAGACACCGCGTTAGAGTTGGTAGCAGACCATGTGAACGAGTAATCCCCGCTTTCAGATGCCGCCGACTTGACGGCTATAAACATGGTGTTACCAGTAGAGTTTTCAAGGTAAACCAAATTGAAACCAGCCGGCACAGACACGGTTGAGCCTGAAAACAGGTTGAACCCAACCGCGACCAGCAAATCGCCGTTTTGTATACCCGCCGGGGCTGTTACAGTATTGGTAAGGGTGGCGTACCTAGCCACGCTACTGGATACGAACGCCGGGGGCTTCCTTAGCGCCCCGGTGCTGGACAAGAGCTTCGACGCTATCATTAAGAATCCCCAACCCGAGCTGCGTAGATTGTCGTTCCGACCTTCCACATTTGTATTGCGGTATACCCAGTCGTATTCAGAACCGGGGCGGTGCCGAAATTGGTTTTCCACGACACAGGAACGGAAGACCAATTGATCGTGTACGCGGACCCGTCATCCACCATTAACGTCAAAGACTGGCCTTCGGCCCAAGTTCCAGCCGTAGGGGTCGAATTGTCGGTCAAAGTCCAAGTCTGAATAGACCCGTTAGCTGGGGAAAGAGCAGGCGTGGTCCCAGATATGGCGTATACTTGTTCAGTGTACCCACCGGTGATGATCTGACCAGCAATGGTTTTGTTGGTCAGGGTTTGTGCCCCAGTCAGCGTCACCAGCCCAGACGAAATGACGGCCGAATCAGCGATGGTGACCACCGTTCCGGCGGCGTTTTTGAAGAACAGTTTTCCGTCTTGGATATTAATAGCCAGCTCTCCGGGCTGCAGGCTACCGGAGAGAGGGACAGCACCGGCAGTAGAACTCCGATATAGCTGAATGGGGGTGTAGTTGGTCTGCGGCATATTACTTCAGCCTCTCCAGTTTGTACAGCGTGCGGGCATGTAGACCGCATATTTCGTCTAGCAGGTTCTCAAGCAGCGGAATGCCGCCGGATAGCTTCTCTCGGTTGTCCGTAATCCAAGCCATTGAATCAGCGATACCTTTTTTAGCGTCGGAATCATACTTGGTTTTTCCGACCACCCCGAACACACCCTGGTATGACTCAATGTACCCGTCAAGCTGTTCGATGAGTTCTTCGTAGAACTCACCCAGAGCTTGGTGCTGGGAGTAAGATTCGGTTTTCCAATGCTCCACATGAGACGCATCTCTGAGGGCCAGGGCCTTGTCTATAAATTGTTCAATCAGCGCCATTTTAGTATACCGGTTTAAGCAATCAACAGTCGATACGCCGGTTTGATAACGCTACCTGGAGTGGTGCCCGGTAGATTGGAGGTTTTCAACGTCACCGTAGCGTCACCCCAGATGTAAAACCTCAGCCGGGTATTGGCCGCATAGTACCGGGTAGCATTCACCTGCACTTGGGTCTCAGTCGCGTTCTGCAGAACCAGCTGCCTACCGGAATACGTAGTCGGGTTCCAGGTTACACCGTCAGAAGAATCTTCAGCGTAGAAATAGATACTCTTGTTCGAGGATGAAGGCTCAGCGTTGAACTGAATGTTGATAGCGTAAGACCCGTTCTGCAGGATTGTAACAACCCCGGTGTCGGAATTATACGTAAATCCGGAAGAACCCGCCACCAGCGTCGGCGCGGCGAATACCTGCGGGGTGGTAGGTAGGGTTACAGATGCGCGAGTGTCCCTAATTTCAGCGTTCGGGTACCATGCTGTTTTATCTACATGGATATATACCCTACCTGACACAGCGTCCGACGTCACCACGGTACCAATATCTACTACGTAATTCGGCTGTAGCGGAGCAGTTGAAGTCCAGTCCCCAGAGGACGCGGCCGACAAGTACAACCGAGTTCCAGCAGGATACCCGGTTGTATTCAACCCGTTAACCACCCCAGAAACACAAACGTAACCGTAACCACCGGCATCAATATCAGCCGTTACCATCCCGAGCGTGGACTGGGAAGCCGTTGCGGTATCGGCTTTAGCGAGGGTAACAGTGGGCCAGCCGCCGGACGCACCGCTTATATACACCATCTTACCATTAAGCAGCGCGGAGCCCGTCGTGTTGTACACACGGACTAATTGCTCCCGACCCAGGTTGACAGTTACGTCCGAATCATCGTTGTAATAGGCTAGGGAATGAGATTCAGCGTCGTAGAACAGCTTGCCTTCCGCATGCGGCGGTACCGGGGCAGAGCTGTTGAACCCCACCCGAGATATCCCAGTCAAGGAGGTTATATCGGAGTTATCCCCAACCAGCGCGTAGCTTTGTGACAGCTTGGCGGGGGTTACTGCACCGCCCGCTAGCTTGGACTCAGTTATGGAACCGTCTGGGATGGTGCCCGTAACGATATCCCCGGCTCGGATTTTGTAAGTCCTGCCGCCGTAGATAAAAATCAGGTATCCATCGGGCGATGCCACCGGGGACTCCGGCAGCTGAGACACCCGTGTCGGAATGAGATTACTAGGGACTTGCGCCATCTACGTCTCTTTCAAGGAATTAGGTAACTGCCGCCGTCTTCAGTCAGCAGGAATGAGTCCCCGTCTTCGGTGATGACGCCAGAGGGATTGGTTCCAATCGGCTCGTCAGGACGCACGAACGGCAAAACCACCCTGTCTTCGCCTCTGGGAGCCAGTCGATATGGGTCGTATTCGTCCCGGTCGTCGCGACACACCATGAGCGCGGGGAAGTTCGGGTCGGGCCGGAGTTCTGCCAATTTGAATTTGCGGGAACACCGCGCACATAGCGCAACGCCGAATGTGGATTCGCCGCGAACGTCAGTGAATCGGCTCATTTAGTGTACATCCCGATAGAAGGCTGAATGAACGTAGGCGATCCGTCATTATCACCATCCCACGCCGCCTGCAGAGACATGGCTGCACGTTGTTCCAGCACCGGGATCAGGTTAGCGTCTACCGCCGGGGTTTCTGCCGCGACACGGGCAGCTAGCCCATTGATAATAGCCTCCAACCATCGGGCGGGGACCTCTACGTCCTGCCGGAGGTTTTGCGTATCCATGATCTGCCTGTGGCGCCAGACCACTACCTGTTGGTGCTCCGCAGCCGCGTTGGGCGATGGCCACAGGTTGAGCACCGGGTAGGGCTCTGAGCGTTGGAACCAATAAGTAAGCGGACGCCCCTGGTAAACTTTGTTGCTTTGAGCGGCGTAAGTGTCACGGTTCAGCGCGCCCATTGGGATCTCTTGCGGCATGTTACCGAAGAACACCTGCGACACAGAAATGGGGGAGGACGAGACCAACCTGTAGTAGTCGCGCGTAACCACCGGAGACAGATCCCACCACTCCCATTCCCCGGCTGCCGCGCCGGAATCTGTGGTGCGCAGCGTGGCCCAAGACACGCCGTCGGTGGAAGTTTGCAGTGACAACGCCACACCAGTGGCGGACCATTTGACACCAACCGTGCCGACCGCAGCCCCGCCCGCGAAGTACGCCTCGTAGCTGGTCGAGGTTTGGGTGACGGAGCCCGTGAATTCCTGCAGGGTGCGCAGATTGGCGTTCAGGACCTCGATTGTACCTTTATCCAATGGTACCTGGCTAACACCCTCGTACATCGGGTAGATCTGACGCTCGATGCACCACGACGGTGGTTTGGGGTTGGCCAGGGAAGAAAGAAACGCGTAGAGAGACTCTAGCGCGTACTGTTGCATCTCTGCCGTTATACCTTGCGCAGGGAGGCGGCAGCGCCTGAATGCGTGATCTACGACCCGTAGCGCATTGAATGTGGTATTGCTAATTGCGCCCGAGTAGGCCATGCGGTAAACTCCAGGATTCTAAATCTCCCGTGAATTATACCGCAAGGCTGTCAGCAGGGCAATTACTTTTTACCGACCTGACGAGCCTGGGACAGTGCGATAGCAACTGCCTGCTTCGGGTTTTTGACGACCTTGCCGTCTTTACCGGAGTGAAGTGAGCCCTTTTTGAACTCGCTCATTACAGTGCCGACCTTGGCCTGTTGCTTCGGAGCCAGTTTCTTTGCAGTTGCCATTTTCACACCTTGAACAGAACCCAGAACCAAATAACCGGGATGAGTACCGCGAAAAGCGCACTCACACACGACCTCGCTTGTCGTAGATAGACAGGGCGACACCTACCAGCGCGGAACCCCCGCCGACGATGGCGTCCATCGTACCGCCGTCAATACCGTACTTAACGGCAAAAGCACCGCCCAGAGCGGTCAGGATGTGACGAGCCAGAGCAGCCAGAATAGTCGTGTTCATCATCTTAACTTCCTTTCAAGTTTGCAGCAGCGCTGCGATTCTACGAGCCCAACCCTTACCGAACGCACCCCAAGTGGGCAGATTCGTCATGAATTGTAACCGCATTCCGAGCATGCGAGCCAGCACACGGTCCGGAACACACTGTTGCGCTGACAACCTGGTCTGCGCACCGATAACGCCGTCAGCCTTCACACCTAACGCACGTTGAAGCCAGTACGTCGCCTGAACCGGACCTGAGTTGTACGCGGCGTCAAATACTGCGTAGCGCAATTGGTCTGGCAACTCATCGGCTCTGACCGCATCCCAGTACTCCGAACGGGCAATGCGCTTGGCAACACCAACCGACAGGTCCCGCATAGACCCCGTGTACCCATTGGCCCGTGCCACCCGCTCCGTTATACCCCAACGGGTGGCTCCACCGGGATCACTGGGGTTGTCTGTAAAGTCGCCCTCATGGCCGAGTAGTGCGTCAAATGCAAGGTCGAAATTCATAGTTTTCCGCTACCGCCTAACCAAGCAAATAGCGCGAGAGCACCCGCCCCAACCAGCCATAGAACCTTGTTAACAACGGATTTGCCGATTTGAGTGTATACCCGCTCGATGGCGACCTCGGCGGCTCGCTCTGCGATAGCTTCAATTTGAGCCTCAGTCAGTTGGGGTATGGACGTTGGGGGCATACGGATACTAGTCGTTACGCTTCTATTGGTTTCAGCCCCAAGGAGGCAAGGACTTCCTGAACATCATCGTAGTAGACCTGACTCGGCCACGCCACAGAGCCGTCGGTGATGCGGGCCAGATCCTCGTCGGCCCACAGGCCAGCGCAGACGTAGCGGGTGGCGACGGTAGGATCAGCGCCTTCAGTGGCCTCGTAGAAGCCGCTGACAAACGAGCCGGGGAAATCGGCCTGCGCGGCGGCTTGGTCGTCTTCGGTGATGATGACTGTTGCGTTGGTGTAGTCCATCAGTAGGCTCCCGTTTTCTGGTTCAGCCACGCCTCTGTGCCGGCAATCTCACTGGCGCTGGCTTGCTTGCCTGAGACGACTAGGCCGTATAGCCTGCCGTTGAACCACAGCGACGTGCCTGCACGAGCGCCGATGTAGAGCGGGTAGTTGCCGTAGTTGCCGGTGCCTTGGGTAGCAGTCGATTGCGCGACTTGTGCGCCGTTGACGCGCAGCGTTGCGGATGGGGCGGAGATGTTGCCGATGCCGCTAATCACGTTGGTTATTGGTTGCGGATACCCGCTATTTGCAAACGCTCCAGATGCAGCCGTGCCTGAAGTTTCAAACGAATAGCCCGTTGACGGAGGGAGGCCACCAGGGGCTGCCATCCAAAATGTTCCTGCGCTACCAGGTGATGTACTAAGTTCAACTAGTGCTTTGTAGTTACCATCACTCAACTTCCTTGCCCCAGCCGACACAAACATCTTGTCGCCGTAGGTGAAGTCAATGCTGTTGGTTTGCAGCCACTGGTTCACGCCGTTGAAGCTCAGGTAGGGCTTGAAGCCCACGGTGTCGTAGTCTGTTGCTGTGTTGACGCGCTGATAGGCGGGTTGGTTCAGGGCGTCGTTGGTGACGCGGAGGTCTGCGCCCCAGATGTAGATGCCGGCAGTTACGCCATCGCCTATGCATTGCGTACTGTTGTCGGCGTCTGAGCAATACAACCCTATGTTTGCATTGCCTCCTAGCGCAGCAGACAATGTGGCACTGATTCTGAGCCAGCCATTTCCAATATCTGTTATGTTAGAAGAGGAAAAGTTGGCACCTCTAGTGCCGGGAACTTTATTATCCAAGTCAAACCAGCAATTATTGTTTCCATTATATGCCAACAGCATCGCCCACCGCTTGCTGCCTTTTTTTACATATGCCGAAAAAGTTTTCTGCGGTGATGTAAATTCTGTTCTGTAGATGCCAGAGAAAGTGTTTGTTGCGTTCGACGGGATAAGCGCGTCGGCAGTTATTGTTCCATTTGGGGCAGAAATCGCGTCTGCTGCTATGGTAACATTCTGCTTACTCCAAATAGCATCATCAAACTGCTCAGTCTTCGTCAGCAGGCTATACCTAGCCGACAGCACTGGAAAGTTCGCGCTGTTGCCGCTTGGGTTGAAGGCGTGGTTGCCGGGGAGTTCGCGGACGGAGAGTGAATTTATAATCGCAGTTCCAGAAGTGCCGGGTTCTGACGCAAGAATGTTTAGAAATGCCCCATACGCGGGAATCTGAATCGTGTATGTTACATTAGACGTAAAAGTAAAAAACGTAGCGGGAAGCGCACCAGTTACTGAACTTGTGAAATAGATACGATTAGTTGCCGCAGGTGATGAAATGTTGAACGTAACGTAATATGTCCTGCCACTGATCGTACCTATGTTCTTGCCAACAACTCCCGTTCCAATCCCTGTGTACGAATACCTTGAGCCATCGACAATTGAGCACGTTCCTGCTGCAGAGCCTCCACTGAGGCTAGACCAAACGTTATCCCCCAGCACCAACCCCTTCGACTTGTCCAGCATCAACCCAACAGGCTGCCCAACAGCCGTCACAGGCGTGGTTCCGGCTGCGTCCTGGAACATCGTGCTGAAATCCGACGGGTCGTACCATGCGCCGTTGACGCCGGTGGTGAAGAGGCTAGCCGGAGTGTTGAACAGCGCGGCAACATAGTTCTTGGGGAACCCAAAACCAAACCCGAACGACATTAGGACACCCCTTAGAAAACGGCGGTAATCAGAGTGGCGGTGGTACCCGTAGACCACACACGACGAACGCGAACGGGGATGACTGTACCGGCGTTCACACCACTGAACGTGACCGCTGAACCCTGGGCAGTGGTAACTTTCACGTTACCCGCCCCGCCAACGTAGATTACCGAAAACTGGGGAAGGTCCACGGAGTCGCTCGGAGTAACGGCGGCTGCGTCCTCCGGGTACATCGGGTAGGTGGGAGTAGGAGATGTCTTAGCCATTATGTAAAATTCCTTGAATGAGTGAATTTTAAGTGAAAAACCCCGGCTTGGGGCCGGGGTTTAGTGGCTTCCGACAATCAGACGCCGGGGGTGGCGTACAGGGCGCGCGGATCGGTCCAGCCCACCGCGTAACGCTCGGTTGCTTTGTAGCGCATTGAATCTGTCTCGAAGTCGCCCTCCATGCTCTTGTCCAGACCGCGGCGCATCATGACCTTCAGACCTTCCGGCGCATCGGTCTGGATACCCCAGAAGGTGGTCGAGGTGATACGCGACAGGTTGGCTTGACCGTCACCCAGCAGGCCCATGGACTTGACCGGGTTGATGTCGTTGTTGTTGCCGCCAGCGCGCAGCACCGACTTCAGCAGGACTTCGGCCTGGAAGACGTTGCTCGAACCGGTGACCAGCTGCTTCGGGGTCAGGCGGATACGCTTGCCGTTGTTGTCCACCGCGTTACGGATCTGGATGAGCAGCTGCTCAAGCGAGGTCTGCGACAGGGCGGCGGCGGTGGCCAGCTGGTTGCTGAACGTACCGTTGACGATCGGGTGGTCGGTGGCGATAAGAGACTTACCGTCGCCGCCTGCATATGCGCTGTTGAAGGCGCGGTTCAGAATGTTGGCGCACAGGGTCTCTTTGGTCTCGACCAGCGACTGCGCCAGGTGCTTGGCGTAAGTCTGACCGATACGGATGTGGTCGCCGTCTTCGACCAGCACTTTGGTCAGGGCGAAGGCCAGGCCGTACACCTTGTACAGGTAGCGCTGTTGGAACAGCACGCCGCCGGACTGGTAGGTCACGGGCATGCCGTCCGGCAGCTCGGGTGCTGCGCCCATACCATAGAGCACCGGCTCTTCGTGATACGTGCGGGCGATGCCCTTACGCTCGTCGAAGACCTGCTTCCACTCGTCAGCGCGCTGGTTGTAAACACCGTCGAAGACCTCATTCAGGATGGGTTCAACAACGGCACGGAAATCAGTACTACGCATCGGGTTAGCCATGATTCATCACTCCTTAGATGCTGGCGGTCGGGTACTTGTAGGCGTGTTCGTTGATACGAACCGTGGCCACGACATAGGCGTCAGTCAGCGAGTCAGTGATCTGATTGGCGAAGCCCGTGATCTGGAACTGACCCGTGCCGGTGGTCTCAATCGCGCCGAGGTAGGCGGTAGAGCGACCGGTGGCGGTGGAGCCGTAGGGCGAGGCGCTCAGAGCGAAGTCACACTGCTCGCCGACCGAGGTCTGCACCGAATCGGTACCAGCGGTGCCGGGGTTGGCGTATTGGACCTCGAACAGCGTTTCCGGGTCATCGTAGACCCAAGCGGTGATTTCGGTGGCCGAGGTGCTGGCGGGCCAGAACGGGCTGACGGTGGGCTTGCCGGTGGCGTCGCGGTACTCACAGCCGGCGAAGATGCCGAGTAGGGTGGTACCGGCGATGGTACCCGAACGGGTGCCGTCGGAGGTGGCGAGCTGGACAGTGCCAGCGTCAACCAGCTTCACGGGTTCGCCGCTGAACAGGTTGACAGCGTAACCGCTGGCGATGGTGTAGGCTTTCGGACGAACCAGACCGCTCGGGTGGTTCGCAGCACGGAAGCCAAAAGGTGCGCTAGTCGAAGACATGTGCAGGTTTCCTTAAATGGTTTCAAAGACGAGAGGATCACTCCAGCTCGAACAGAGCGGAGCGTTTTTGCCCCAGTTCGGAAATGCCATCACCAATAGCCACGCTGGAGCCGGCGCGCCGAGCTTGCTGTTCGAGGAAGCCTGCGGTGTCGGAGAGTTTCTCCTCTTCGCGCTGCGGGGCATCATGGTGAGCCTCACGCATAAACTTCTCGTACAGCGAGATCGGCAGCTTGAATGCCAGCATCTCATTGACCCCAATGAATCCAGTCCACTCGCCAGTTTTGATGGCGGCGTACTCCCAGCCAGGAACGTCTTCCGGCTTAATGGGTTCGTAGCCCAGACGCATGCGCGTTTGGATGGAGTCGCGGGGGTTAGTCGTGGTGAGCCAGCATGTGTGCCAGCCCGGCAATTTCGGCAGATCCGGCAGGGCGGATTGAAAGAACTGCTGACGGAACATTTCAACCCGCTCATCTTCGGACAACATGCGATCTTGCGTCACCGCACGATCTTTCATCGCGCGACTGTCGCGGCTGTCACCAGCGGATTTCTTAAGGCGTTCGTCGGTCATTAACTCGCTCCTTTCAGCGATTAAGCGTATTCTACTATTTAAATGTGTGATCGTCAAGTATATGTTCAGGCGCGATTTGCGCGGTCATACTCGGCATAGCGTTTGATATACTTGGTGCGAAGAACTGGGTCATCCCAAACACCGGCGTCGATAAGCGCCTGCTTGCGTTCGGGAGAGATGTAGACTTCACGCCTAGTACTGGTCGGGGCGTGCTCTTTGCCCGACCCCACGGCGGGGCCACCACGGGGTCGGCGCTCCTCGGATTGGGTTTCACCGGCAAACTTCCCGAACTTGTCCGGCAGGCGTCTAGCCGCGCGACGACGCAGCTCATCCCAGTAATCGGCGCTCTTCGGGTCGTAGCCATCGCGCACCAGGGTCTGGTCAATGGCCATTACGATGGCCGAGTCCTCGTCACGGCCTTGGGGGTCGTACCATTTGTTCTCGTTCAGGAATTCCTGAGCGTGGGCCATGGTGAGGTCATCAATGCTAGTGTTCGGGCGTGGGGCCGCTTGCGCCGCTTGGACCTTGGTGTAGTTCAGCTGTTGGATCTTGGCCAACGCCTGATCACGATAGCGCATGGCTTGGGTGACGTCATCACCATTGCCGGCCGCTACAGCTTTGGCGATGACCCGCTCAGCCATCTCCGCTTCTTGCGCCGCGCGCGCAATCTGAGCCTCCAGCCCGCTCAAATCCGCTTGGTGGGCGCGCTGCTCTTGAGCCGTCATGCGACGCTCAAGTTCCTCATTGCGCTTGCGCAGGAAATCAAGTTCCACCTTGTCACGTTTGATGGCGATTTCTCGGCGCTCCTTGCGCTCCAGCTTTTCGCGACGGCGCCGCTCGCGGATCTCAGCACGCTCGTCGTCATCGGCACCGGCAGGGATATTATCCTCATGATCATCGTGATCTTCCTCAGCAGCTGCCGCAGGCTTCTCGCCCGGCGCTTGTTCGGTGATCACATACTCGACCTCTTTGCCCGGTTTTTCGTCGCGGTCCAGATCGTCGTCTGCAGTCAAGATATCAGCCATGTGTCATCTCCCCTCAAAAGAATGCTTTGATCTTCAGCGGGTCGGTAGTGACCACGCCCAGCAGATCCAAATCGTTGATCAGAATAAAATGCCCGGTCTCGCCTGCATCGTTCGTTTCCTTCCAGCGGTCGCCACCATAACGGGGAACTCGAACGAAATCGCCAACACGACACCAGTCACCCTCGGGCCAAGATTCTTGCGTATTTCGATTCTTGAACGCCAGCGGGCCAAGTGCCACGACACGGGCCACGGATGTGTTCCAGTATTGGGTGTCTTTGTCGTTCTCGGTCAGGATGATGCCGCCCTTAGATTTGGTCTCGGGAGTCCGTACCTGTACGAGCACGCGGGATCCCAACGGTTTTACACCGGATTCTACTTCGGGGAATGCTTCTTTGAGTGCGTCAGACATGATAGTTACTGCTCCTTTCAGCAGATAAGTGCTGCGACGTTGCGCCGCAGTCCGACATCGATTTTAACAGAAGGACGAAAATCTGTACAGTTTACAGATCCGCACCGTCCTTCTCATGCTGGTCCAGTATGCTGAACAGCGTATTTAGGGCGTGGTCAAGACCCGCCAGATAGCCGCAGCGGAATCCGAAGTCATATTCGGATTTGCCGCCGGGCTGTTTCAACGCCTGAACCGCGTACTCGGCCTGTTCGGCCTTGATACGGTTCAGAAGTGCGGTCTCGATGTTCATGCTGGGGTGCGACGGCCTTGAGCCGGGGTGCCGGCTGCGGCGCGGGTGCCGGGCAGAGTCTTGCCGTCCACCGGAAGACCCATGGCCAAGCGCTTGTGCTGGTTCACGGCTGCGGTGTTCATGCTGTCGCTTGCGCGGGCGGTTTTTGCTGCGGGACGGGTTGCCATTTTATTTACTCCTTCGGTTGATTAACGGGTGCCCGGATTGATGCCGGTGCCAGTGCTGACAGCGATCTTTTCCCCCGACATGATCTCCGCTGCGGCCAGACGCATGGCGGTGTCGTTGTCGGCAGTGTTCATGCGCTCGCGCACGATATTATCTTCGGCCGAGATTCGCGCTGCCGATTGCTGGCGGAGCATCTCGCGCTGGAGATCTGCGTTACGTGCCTCTTGCCTGTCGGCCAGCGTTGCTTGATCACGTTGCGCCTGCAGTTGCAGTTTCGCCTGTTCCACTTGCTGGCGCTGTTGGGCGAGCTGACCCTGCAGTTGTGCGTTAAGCTGGGCCACCTGCATAGTGTTGTCCGGCGGCATCGGCGGTTGCGGGCGAAACTGTTGTGCTGCTTGATCGATCTGCGCCAGCTGTTGTTCAAATCCGGCCAACTGCTGCTCGATAAGGGCCTGTACCTGCAGGATCATCTGAACCTGAGCGCCGGACTCGTTTTCGATGACACCTTGGCGTTGCGCCTGGTCCACCGCTTCGTGAGCCTGCGACAGATAATAATTCAGCACGTGGTCGCGCAGGTGCGTGGCCATCGGGTACAGATATGTCTTGATGATCGCCGGGTTTTTACCAAACAGCGGCGACTGCAGGAATGCCAAGTGCGTTTGGATATGCGCCAGGTGGTCCTGTGCCGGCAGTACGTACACCGGACGACCCATGGCTGCAGCCACATTCTCGCTAACTGGGTCTAGATCTTCACCGCCGGGCGCCGGCTGCAATACGTCGTTCGCTTGGATCTTGAGGTTCGCTAGGAACATCTCTTCGACCTTGCGGGCGTCGTACATCTGCGGGGCTACAGTCGCGCGCTGCATAACCGCTTGCACTTGGGCAAACCGTTGGGTCTCGCTGAAAATGGCCGGGTCGCTAACCGGGACGACGTCCATCGGGCCGTCGAAATCGGCCGGCTCGATATCTAGGTCACCCGCCAGGCGCTCGACATCGTCTTCGGTCAGATAGGCCGAGTTGATCCGGTGCAGGATCTTGAACACTCGGGACATGGAAGCATGCAACCGCGAGTGGATCGAGCTGAACACCACCATACCCTGCTCGATCAGCGCCATCGTGGTGCCAACTGGCTGGTTCGGATTTTGGTCCGACAGCTTCTCGAACGATGTCTGAATCACGCCTCGACCGGCGTCAGTCAAGAACCCAAGCAGTTGGAACAAGGTGGGGGATGGGCCGCCGAACGGGAGTGGCATCGCGAGCTTGCGGATGTCGTCCACCATCGCCCCGCCTTCCATCTCCACCACTTCAGTTGGCTGGACGTTGATGGTCTGGCCGTTCGGCCCGCCTTTGAGCTTGAGCAGCGTTGGGATGTTCTGGATGTGGGCCGAGTCCAGCAGGGCACGCAGCGCGCCGGTGGCAGCACCGGACAGGCCGCCGATCATGTGAGTCAGGCCGATCGGGTAGGCACCGCGCCACGGGACAAACGGAAACTCGACAATCCAGTCGAGTTCTTTCCGCATCTCGTCCTCTTTGTCCCAGTTGCGGTACAGGGACAGCGCTTCATTTGACGACTTGTCGATGGAAATGATGTACGGCTCCGGTCCGTCACCAAAATCCAAGTGTGTGTAGATCTCGTACACGGTGCGCAGGCCGTCTTCGTTGTACGAGGTGTCCTCCCGGCCTTCGATCCGGTCGTTGGCACGGGAGGCGGCGCTGAACTCCGGTTCCATCGCGACCGTGATGTCCACGTCGCGGTACATGCCACACTTAATGCGGCGGGCGTACTCGGATTTCGTGATGTACTGGACGTGGGTCTTACGCTCAGCCGAATAGAAATTGGTGGCGGCGAACGGCAAGTAAATGTCGTCGATCGCGATGAATTCGGAGGTGGGCCGCTTCCACTGCGGATTCCACATCAATTTCAGGTACTGCGCGCCGCCCAGTGGCAGTTGGGTGCTGAGCTGCTCCAGCTCGCCCCGGAACTCCGGCATCTGCTCCGTGACCTGCCAGTTCATGAAATCCGCCTTACGACGGGCTTTCTCGATCTTGGACTTCTCGCGTTCCCCGACGATCTTGGCCTTGACCGGGCCATTCGGAGGGAATACCTCTTTCATGACGCGAGCCGAGAAGTCCACGCAAGCTTCAACCAGCATCGGGTGGACGACACGGTTAGCGCCGGCGAATTGGGCGCCGCCCGGGGCATCGTCGCCAAGACCGGTGCGGCGTAGTCCTTCCTCGTACAGTTTGTCGCGCTTGGAACGGGCTTCCTTGTCCCGCTCGATTTTGTCCAGCAGGTCCACGACCGCTGCGGACAGCTCCGACTGGTCTACCTCGTCCACGATGTTGGCGAAGTGTTCTAGGTTCTGGGCCAGATCTTGCTCGTCGTCCAGACGGACGATGGCACCGCCGTCTTCGGTGTCTTCGACTTCTGATTCTCCGAAATCGACCGATTCGAATCCGCGTTCGTCCTTCTCTTCCATCTTGTCTTCGGCTTCTGCCATCAGGAACTCCTTATTGTCCGTGCATCAGTTCTGTGCGCAGCTGTTCAACCATGCTATCCACTAGATCCGGATTATAACTTACTGGTTCGGCATTTACAAGTCCGCCGGTTGCAAACCCCTCAGTGGGTCTATTTATCACGGCGCTTTCGATTGCTCTCGCGTCCGCGTAGGACAGGTAATTCGGGACATCGAATCCAAGGTCGCGGATGCCCCGCAGTTGTTCATTGCCAAAATAATCTTCGGCGCGAAACAGACCGGCGTTCTCAATGTCACCTACTTTATCCCACTTCCCGCTTTTCACAAAGTCTTGGACATATGGCAGATATTGCTCGCCCGGTGCCTTGTTCTGCTTGCCCTTAATCTGGACAATGGAAGGCTCGAACGGCCCGATTTCTGGAACGTACCTGCCGAGCCTATCATCCAGTCTCCAGCGCAGATTAGGATCGAGGACACCGCGCGATTTTAGCGACTCGTACACATCTGGTGGCAGGTCCTTTTCGTGCAATAGACCTGTGGGGTCTGCGCCCGGTGCTACTTCAACCGTCACATGCGGATTGCCTTTCGCATCGCGCAGTGAGTAGATCTTGGTCTTGCCGGATTCGACCTTGGAGCAGTATCCGCCGACACAGTTATCCATCAGGCGGCCTTCATTCTTGAGCTGTTCCTCCAGCAGTCGGGTGGCGTCGTCCCCGGCATCAGTCGGTTTCGTGATCTCCACCCACCGCAGCCCGCGCGCACTCTCGGGGTATTCTTTGAATGTTTGAACGGCCGGCGACTGTGCCAGTTTTGCTGCTTTCGCCGCATCCCGCGCTGCTTGTTGTTCGGCCTGCCATGCGTGGATGTCTGCTGCCCGCTGCGCCGCTTTCTCCATGGAATAGCCGGCCAAGTCTTCTGGTTTCAGTCGCAGATGCTCCGGCATCCTAGTGCGCGGATTCAGTGCGTACTCCAACGTGTTGACCAGCTCCGGAAGACCGGCACCGGCGGGGTCTTCACTCAACGAACCCAGAGTATATACTGGTTCATTGGGGTCGAGCTTCGACAGCCAAGGGTTGGATTCGGCATATCTTGGGAAACGCGATGCGAATTCCCCGGCAGGGGTGCTCTTTACCACCAAATCGGAGCCACGCTCCCACCCTTTGGCCGCCGGGCTCTGCGCCATGCCTTCAACCGGGAACCCAGCTTTTGCACGCGCTTTGCGCACGGGCCATGGGGTGTATGTCGGGTCGCCTAGTTGCCAGAAGTCTTCCAGCGGAACGTGCGCCTGCGATTTTTCCGACATCCGCAGCGCGTCCTCTGCCGCCTGCAATCCGGTCTCACCTTGATACTGTGCGCGGTCGATAGCGCCCTCCCAGATTCCGGGCGGCATGCCAGGGCGTGGGCCTTCAGCACGGATCTGCGCCGCGCGGGCCAACTGCTTATTGGCCTCATCTGCCGCCGTCTGGTAAGCCGACTGTGCAGCACCGGCCCGACGCTCGATCATCATTCGCACCGGGTCTTCCGGCGTTCCCATGTAAGTCTTGACATACTTGGTCAGCGGGCCTTCGATCCACTTGTTGATTGCAGCCTCCGGCCCCGCTTCGTCGACGCCAAGTGGGCGTTTCAAGGGGGATAGGTTCTCTTCGATCGACTGCCCGATCCAGTTCCCGCCCTTCGGCTTGACCACGTGAACCGGGACGTTGGATTGCAGGAATTCGCGCCCGGCTCGGCTCACGGCAGAAGGCAGGGCAGCCACGGCGCGCAGGGGCGAGCCGGGACCGTTGTAGAACCCGCCAGCGAGTTGCCCGCCCGTAGTCGCCACTCGGCCCACCGGTGTCTCGCTCACAGAGCGCAGAGGTAGACGACGCTCCACATCTTCCGATGTCGGCAGCACGGTGCGCTCGGACAGGCCGGGTAGCATACGGACCAACGATTCAATATCGCCCGGCGCACCTAGGACCCCGGACAGGAAGCCCCGCAGGGCGGCCAGCGGCGCATCAGCCGAAGCTCGACGGTCCTGCTGGGACTCGGGACGCCTGCCGGCGCTACGGTACCCGATGTACGGGTGGTTCAGATCTTCATCGGCCACAAGAACACTCCTTCAATTGTGCGAGACCGCCACGGGCATAATTACTGTACATTGGGTTTTCATCCGAGTGGATGATCAGCTGATCGATGGGGCGATCATAACTGTCCGCCGGGTATGTTGCTCGGCGTTCTTCCGGCGACATCTTCATACGGGCCTGCACTGCGCGGGCCTCCGCTTCCCCGGCCAATCGGGCATAATTCTCAACCGGGTCGTCGGCCACCATACGATCGATCATCGGGTGCTCAGCCAGGTCCCAAGCGGCAGGATCTGGACTGCGACCGTAGGTACTCTTAAACCACCGACTGATGGTCATCCGGTCCGTCCCTTGGGCCAGCTCGTCCGCGATGGTTTTGGCGTCACCAATCAGTGGGGTCGGGAACATCCCCGGATTGCCGCCACGGCCGAAACCCTCGCGGGCTTGGATAGCATGTTGTAGCTCATGCAGCGTGGTAGATTTATCCGAGCTAAATGTCGGGATCGACTGTATGTTTATTTGCTCCACTCTAGTGGGGTCCGCGCGCATGTAGGCCCCTCGGGAGGTCATCATGGGGTCCACCCTGGTGTGCATCCTATATAGATCGGGGTACGCCCGGCCGAGGTCTCCGTGTGCCAGGTAGGAGCTTACTGGACCGGAAACTCGATTGCGCATATAAGACATCAAGTCAGACAGACCTGACCGGTCGTTGGACAATTTCAGCGCCAATTCTTTGTTCCCGGACAAGGCGGCATCAATGATGGCCTCTCCGGTGGTAGCATATTCGTCTTTCAGCTGTTTTAGCGTTTTCTCAGCATATGGGGCAGTGGCCCACACACGCCTTATTTCGTCGGAGCCGCTGGCCCTATTGAGCGCGTTAATATACGCATCACGGGGTGTATAGAAATAGTCGCGGATGCGGGCCTTGCTGTCATCTATCTCTTGCCTCAGTATTCCCTCCGGCCCGCGCCAAGTACCGGTTTCCCGCCAAATATCTCGGGGATCTATGCCTGCTGTTTCCATTTCTGCGGCACGCTGCGCAGCGGCGGCATCCCAGGTCTTGGACTTCGGGCCGACGAAAACACCCGCCTGACGGCTCAGAGCACCCTCGACGTTCCTGGGGGCGGCGGATAGCGTAGCGCCTTTAGACGCTTTCAACGCGGACAGACCACCCATTATGGGTGCAACCTGCAATGCAGTACCGGCTGCGAATGCCGGTTCGGCTGCGCGCATGATGGCGACCCTTTGTGGATGCAGTGCGCTGACTCCCAATTGGTCGGGTGTTTCGCCTAGGAAAGACCGCAGAGCAGCCATACCGACCGGCACGGGAGACTCGTTGATGTTCGTCGTCAGCTCCGGATTGAGCGCCCCTCCAGGCAGCGCATCACCCAGATATTTCTTGAATTCCGACCAGATACTAGGCTGCATAGGGGTTGCCTGCTTTCTTTCTATATTCCCGTGGTTCGATGATCTCGGCCGCCTGCGGCAGTTCAAACCAGCCTTCGTTCTTGAGATAGATGACAGCCTGAGTAAAGGTGTCCACGTAGTCGTCGTGCTCATCGACCGGGAATTTAGCCACTTGGCGCATGAACTTCGATGCCCAGCTGACAGTCTGGCCCGGGTTCTTGGTCGATTCCGGCACCCAAATCAATCCGAGTTCTAAGGTCGGTGCGGTTTGGTGCGCTCGCGATACTTTATCCGCGTTGCCCGGATTGTACCCGATCGCCGGGACTTTTGCCAAGTGTAGGTCTTGTAGCAGGGACTGCCCCGATGCTTTCGCTTCAACCAAGATGCGGTCTGGCCGTCGGGCGCGTACAAACGGCTTATCCTTCGACCCGCCACCGTACTCGGTTGTCCAGTCATCAATAGCGCGCCGGCGCAGGTCTGGGTAACTCAGGTGCTCATCCCAGGCATCGATCAGCATCAATTGGCGTTCGTTCTTTAATGTAAACACGCCCCAGACGGTGCAAGCTGTCGGGTCCCCACTGCTCTTCTCGGTAAATGCACAATCGTACGACTGCAAAATGTACTCGAACTGTGGCAGCCCCGAATCCTTGGGCCACAAATTGATGTATTTGGTCTTTAGGATACCGCCGCCGCTCGGGGTCGGGTCCTGCTGCAGCTGCCCCGACGACTGGTAGGTGCCCAACAACTGCTTCAGTCGGGTTATTTCCTCCTCACCAAATCGGTCGGGACAGATCAGCTCGCCGTCTTTGGTGCGTGGGTCGTAACGGCCGCGCGACGTGGTTCGGATCTTCCCGTCGTATTCTGCCGGGATGCAGATGTGCTCCCATCCACCAATATCCTCTAGGATATGGCCTGAGATGTCCTTCTGGTGCAGTCGCTGCATAACCGTCACCATCGCGTCGGTCTTGGGGTTATTCAGTCGGGTGCTCCACACCGCGTCAAACCACTCCAAGGTCGATTCCCGCATTGTGTCGGACTGCGCGTCCTGGGCACCGTGCGGGTCATCCAGAATCAACCGTGAGCCGCCTTCACCGGTGGCTGTGCCGCCGACCGAAGTCGCCAGCCGATAGCCTGTCCGGTTGTTTTCGAACCGCTTTTTCTCGTTCTGGTCGCCAGTAAGGCTGAAAATGTCGGACCACCGCTCTTGGTACCAAGGGGACTGCAGCAGTCGGCGGGCTTTAAGATTGTCTCGAATCGAAAGGCTGCCCGAATATGATGCGGCCAGGAATTTTTGCTCCGGCGCATGTAACCACTCCCAGCAGCACCAGCCGACAGAAACAATCGTAGACTTCGAATGTCGCGGCGGGATGTTGATAAGCAAGCGGGAAATCTCACCACGGGAGACGGCCTCCAGATGTTCACAGATGACCTGGATATGCCAGGACGGGACAAATTCCACGCCCGGCTCCATGTGCGGCCATGCTTGCCGGATGAACTCATAAAGTGATGACTCGGCTAGTCGCCGGGATCTCTCCCGACGAACCATGTCCATCATAACTACGGGAGAAAAGGCGCTGGCCATTCCGTTATCACCTTTATCATCTCAGCTGTCACTGGTGGGCTTGGTCGCAGCGGCTTTCATCATCAATTTCTCAACCACTGCCAACTCTTCGTCGGTGAGGTTCTTGAGATCGAGCGACGAGATTTGAAGCGGTGAACCGTCCGGGCCGGACACTTCACTGGTGATTTTTTCCCCGTACTGTTTGGGTGCGACGCAGCGGGCGCGCCACCGGTAGTGGCTGGCCAGCTCCTTCGCACGCATGAGCGACATTTTGTCTTCCGCTGTATTGAGTTTGTGCTCGGCCAGCTCATCCCAGAGGATTGCGGCGTGTGCGCGCGCCTCACGCGTGCGAGTCTGCCGTTCGGGTGACTTAGATACCCAGTATACGACCGCTGATGGGTGCACGCCGAGCTTTGCCGCTATCACGGCCATCGATTCCCCGCCCATGATGTCTTGGCACACCGCATCGAGCCCGTACTGGTCGATTTTATACTGCGCATCCCACTGATTTTTGGGGGTCTTGAGTTCCTTCTCAGTGGGCGGTGCCTTGGGCTTCGGGGAGTAATACCTGCTGTGGTCTATCATGATACTTAGTCCTCATTCGGATGTGCGCGATAGTGCGCTACCGGATCTGCGACGTGCAGCCACCGGGGGCTTCTTTAAATGCTTGAATTCTACCACGGGTATTTCTGGGACACAACGACCGCGTATCTGAATAGTGCGGATACTGGGCAGATACAGGTATATACCGGAAACCCTTGGTCGGTGTTGCGCCGCAGCAAGAACTGTTTCGAGTTTGTAACAAAGTGTAACAAGCCGGAAGTGGTGTGCGCTAGCCACTGGCTGTTTTAGAAGGGCAGGCAGCTGGGCACGCGGCACTCCTGGGGCGCACCGATGTGTCTCCGAGCCTTTTCTTGGGGTCTTCCTTGCGCTCTGACGATATCTGAGCTATATTAGTAGCTTCTCGGGCTTCCGACGCAAGGAAGACGCCTTCTCGCGTCTTTTTCACGCTTACACGGGGGAATTCTAGGTTTGACCATAGGTGCCGAAAAAGAAAAGTCCGCCGTCTGAACAGCTTCTCCGATCTTGTATCCGCCCCTATTCGTTAACGGATACAGTGCCGGATACAGGCTTTTTCGAATGGAAGAAGGGTTTCTGTATCCGTTGTATCCGCTGTATCCGTATATATATACTATATTTGTCGCAAGTTTGCGACAGAAACGAGCCTCGCACGGGCGTGGAACAACGGATACAGATCCCCCTCGGAATCTGCTCTCTCGAATGGAAAAGGGGGTTTCTTGTCTGTATCCGGCTCTGTTCCATCATGCCGGATACAACGGATACAGAAGGCGGTTTCTGAATCCCTCTGCAGGTACGATCACCCATGTGCAGAGACCCGGCGTTGCACCGAGTCCTTACAGTATATCACACCGCCAGTATTGCCGCAATAATTTCCGGTGCCTTCGCTTTTTTCGACACCGTCATCACCCCCTGCGGTATCGCGGCTTTCATCATACCATCCACTTGCCCGGCCAGCCGCCCAGGTATGACCAGCACTTCACTGGTGTCGGTCTCTACCAGGTAGATGGATTTCCCGCCTGCCTTCAGATACCTTTCGTGCCACGCCGCTTGGTGTGGTTTGTAGGCTGGCACTCGTAGTGTTCCTTGGGTTGACCATTGCGCCGACTTCAGCTCGACCCATATCGCCCGTGATATACCGTCGGCACCCATGAACACCCCGTGCAAATCCGGTGTGCCCATCCCCACTCGATTCTCGATGCGTTCCAGGTAGCAGTTTTTGCCTATTGCTCGTCGCAGCCACCCCCAAAACGCCTGTTCCGGTTTTTTACTCATCATGTTCCTTTCGTATGTTTGACGGATATCCTACTTCATGCAGCCTTGTATAGGATATGATTATCATTTTTATCATCTTTCGGACTTCGTAGGGCTTCCGGGATCGGGGGCATTTTGATCACCTTTTTTGGGTCTCGGATCTGTGCCTTTGCCCTATCAATCCCCCGTTGCATGTCAGCCACCGTGATCACCTCCATCTGTGCGTCGTGCAGCTCCATCAACCGGTTGAGCATCCCGATTTCTTCCCCGGTGGGGGTGTACCGTAGGATCTCCGTTGCCCGATATGCGATTTTAAGCAGCGCGTATCGACCATCAACTGCGACACCTGCGTACTCCGATCCAAACCCCATCTGCTGCAACGACTCCACGATGTTGGACATAGCAACGAGTGCCGAGATGTCCTTTGCCGTGGCTGTGCCTTGCAGCAATGCGGCCATCGCCCCATGGTTGGCTATCTTCAGATCCAGCAGGTAGGTGTCGTGCTGGTCCAGTGGCTTGAATCCCTCTTTCACCCAACTCACCGTGTCCAGTATCAGCCCAGTCTTCGGGCGGTATTTTTTGCGCGGCTTGGTGGATTTAGGCATGGCGGATCTTTTCCTCTTGTGTTTTGATATATTCCTCACCGCTTCCGGCCCTTCGGCAGCCGGCGCAGGCCGAATCGGTTAACGATCGGTCGTAACGGCATTCGCGGGAAAATCGGTTGGGCCAGGTCGCGGTACCACGCCAGCCCTCTACCACGCAGATATCGCGGTAGGGCGGCCGGTTCCAGCAACCATAACGGTGCTCGGCATCACGCACCCCGTGTTTGTGTACCGGGTGTTCAATCACTGGCATTTTATCCAATCTCCTTTTGTGCCATAGTGTAGTAGTGCCACAAAGAATGCAGCGACGCAGATCGGAATGACCACATACAGGCCGATTGCTTCAATGACATCAGCAGTCATAAGAGACCACTCCAGACGCCGGCCGTGGTGCCACGGGTGGCACGTTGCTTAGCATTTTTGTAGGCCCGGTTTTTCATGTTCCAATCACGGTTTATGGTAGCTTTTGGCTTTTTCCTCGGACGTCGTACATCACACTCTTCGCCCGTCACTTTGACTGCCCAGATGGGACCCAGTGCATTGCTGCTCCCCGGATGCCCCCACCCAGAGATGTACAGGACCCCTGCTTGATGCAGATCATGGACCGTACGGTTCACAGTGTTTTTGTGACAACCGGTACCCAAATGAATATCCCACCCCAGCATCGGCCCTTCGGTATCAAGAAACCGGTAGATAATCAAACGGACTGGGGTCCAGCGGATCGAGTCATTTCGCTGCATTTTGCGCACCCGCCAATTGTTTTTCCAGATCTTGAACCAACTCCCGCAGTTGTCGGTTCTCCTCAATCGCCTCATCCCGTTCCCGCACCGCCGCTTCATAATGTGCCTCCCAGTCCTTGTTCACGGCGTCCAGAAATCGCAGTTCGCGGGCGCAGGCTACCTCAAATGCGTCCTCCGGGTCGCACTGGCTGGCGAGTTCCAACGCTTTTGGTTTATTCGCCATCGCACGCCTCCATCGGGAATACCAGCGGCGCGTGCTGGTTGAGCAGCCGTTTGATTTCCAATGCGACCTCACGCACCTCCCACTGTGCTTTCTTGGCTGTGCGGTTCGCCAGCAGGTCGTGCCACATCTGGAAGTTGCCGCATATCCGCAAAGACGTGGTGCAGCCTTGCGGCAGGATGTAGCGGGCGTCCTCTTTCTTCATGCCGTGCTGTATTGCATCAAAGTAGAGCGCCTCAGCCGTTCGCTGAACCTGTCCCCACGACTCCCGAAACCAGAACGGCATCGTTGTCAGTGCGGGCGGATCAATGAACTCGACCGCCGTTTCCTTCACATATCGCTGTGACCGCTGAAGGATGCCCGCGTGCGCCACCCTAACCAGTTGGTGTGACGCCACGCGAGAAATGCCGCTGATGTGGAAATCAGCATAAGCGAAACGAAGCGTGGCCAGGTGGCTGACGCTCATGCAATGTGCAGCGCGGCGCAGGCATGCATCGCGTTCGGTGCTGCTGTCGTAGCACTCGGCAGCAGCCGCACCGATGTAAGCCTCGGCGTCCGGCGTGATGAATTTCAGTTCGACTTGCATTCTTGCCTTCTTTCTTGATGATGTAGACGGAACACCGGCAGCGACGGCGACTGCATGATGTTCTGTTTCTCGGCGCTCATGGTGCCCCCCCGGCTGCTGTGGTAGGACTTCTTGACCGACTTGAAGAAGGCGGTAAGGCTGTTGTCTTTCGGCTTCATGCTCCGCTCCTGATCGGGACGTATGTGCATCCGTTATCCTGGCTGCCAGAGCTGGAAACACAGGGCGTGCGCTCGCCCCAGGTCTGGCCGGGCAGGCGGTCGAAGCGCAGGCACTGGCGGCAGTGCTCATCCGGGTGCAGCGGCTCGCAGCGGTGGAAGTCGAAGGGGAGAGTTGTCATTGCTTGTTGCTCATGTGAAAGATGATGCCGACCAGCGCGATGCAGCCGAGACCGCCAACGAGCGCAAGGAAAAGCAGGAGCCAGATCAGGGCTTCTGTCATGCTCCGCTCCTTGCGCGGATGGCCACAGCTGCTTCCATCAGCATGCTTCGCGCAGCAAGCGTAGAGCAGCGCCTCGACTCTTCATAGCACACCTTCGCGCACGCCTCGTGAAACATGCTGATGATCTCGTCGCGGGTCATTTCAGTATCTCCCTTTCCAGCAGTTCAGATAACGCAGTCAATTCCTCCAGCAGATAGTCAGGAGTGTGCGCCCGTTGGTTGAGGTGCTGTATCCCGCTGTAAAGCATCAGGGATTCCATGCCTGAGAGCAGGCGCAGCAGGCGCAGCAGGTCTAACTTGCTCATGCCTCACCCCCGATCCCGTGTTCTCGTTCTGCGGCTTCCCAGCCATCCAGCCAAGCATCTCGCGTGCTGGGGTTGGCTTTGGGGTATGGGCACTGGCGTTCAGCCTCCTCCGTCAGCGGCTCGCGCTTGGGCTGCGGGTGGGTGTAGAGCGGCCTGGATTCATATTCCCAGTCGTCGATGACAGGCGCTTGCTTGTAGTCGTATGCCACTTCCTTGCTGCACTCCTGCCACGACCACCACTCGCCGTCTCGCATCCACTTGGTACGCATCCTGCGCTGCCACGCTACCGGCTCCTGCTCGACTCGCTGCTGCGACTGGTGACAATCTGTCACCGTTTGCGGCGGCTCCACCACTGGCGGCTGCGGTGCT